GTGGTCAGGAGTATGAGTACGTCGTGTCTGTGGGCCACGACCGGCAAATCACGATTGAGGTGTTCGGCGGACCTATTACTGCGTTTGGACTCGGTGGTGAGAACTGCACGAACCGAATCTTCGTAGGTACTGTTGAAGAGTTTGCTGAGTTGCTGAAACGATAGCAGGTCCGGCCCGATAGAGTGTTCGACCGAGGGGCTTTGCGAAGCCTCTCACTCGTGTACTCTGTTTGTTTTTGGAGGGATGACCTATGGCTGTAGACGTTGAAGGCATGGTAAAACGTGTCCGGATTGTTCATGATCCGGACGCAGAAAACCCACGAGAGCATGACAACCTTGGCACTATGGTTTGCTGGCATCGCCGGTACAACCTCGGTGACGATCAACCGAGGTGCTCACCAAGTGAGTTTTACATCGGCATGATGCAGGAGATCCACCCGAATGCTCCTGACGACATTCCGGCTGAGCATCTTGCGGCTTGTCTTGAGAAGCACTACATCAGACTGCCGTTGTACCTGTACGACCACAGCGGCATTTCCATGAGCTGCTCGTCGTTCAGTTGTCCCTGGGACTCAGGCCAAGTCGGGTTCATCTACGTGTCTATGAAGACGGCCCGACGTGAATTCACCGGCACCGACGAAGAGATCCGAGAGAAGGCCGAACAGTGCCTGCGGTCAGAGGTTGACGTGTACGATGTCTACCTGACCGGCCAGACGTATGGGTTCATCATTGAGCATGCAGACGAAGATGCCGACCTCGATGATGAGGATTCATGGGAAGAGATTAATTCCTGCTGGGGCTTCTACGGTTCGGATTGGAAGACCAACGGCATCAAGGAACACCTGTCGCCGTCTGAGTGTGACGTTGTAGTTGAGAGATAGCAGGTCCGACCCGTTAGAGACTGCGACCGACGATCACTGCGGTGGTCGTCACTCGTGTTCTCAAACAGAAAGGAGAAACGGTATGACCCAACCAAACTGGAAGTGCATCGCCCAACTCGGTGATGCCGACCCCCGTCGTGCATGGCGGGGCATGGGTGTTCGTAGATCAGGACGGGAACTACGATCCTGAACTGGAGATCTACTATCCAGAAACCGGAGAGGCTTACCGCATTGTGTGCGAGAAGTGTTTCTGGACCGACGGTGTTCTGTCGGACAACAAGTACCACAAGGATCACCCTGCGTGGTTCGCTGACAAGCTGGACCACGTCTCACGCTATGTTGACGTGGACCATGACAACCTGATCGACGCCTTGTGCGGAGATGACCCGGTCCTGCGTGCTCAGGCATACATGGACTTGGTGTCGTACTTCGGTGCTTACGAGTTTGACCAGTACCCACTGACGTTGACAGAAGACGAAGCTGTGCAACGCTACAGACAGACGAGGTTTCAATGATAGTCAGACGGTAAACTGTACTGCTCTTTCAGCAGGTAGAGCGTGTGACAGAGAGGCTCTGCGGAGCCTCTCGATCGTGTGCTTTACTACCTAGGACCAAAGGAGATTCAGAATGAAACGACAACAACGCCGCAAGGCACTACGTGACCAGAACAGCCCGAAGCCGCTGCACCCATCGTTCCACGAGTATGTGGTAACCAACCGGGTTCTTCGGCGGAACAAGAAGGCGATCAACAAGCTGTTGAAGGACACGCTGAAAGACGGCGGCATGGCCCGCTACCAGCAGATCATGTCAGAGATCAACCGCTAACACGTACGGCCCGGCATGTCAGCAGGACTTTCAATCCTTTCCCCTGCTGGCATGACCGGGTCCTTCTTTCAGAAGGAGACTTGTATGGGTGATACACCGAGGACGGACGCGGCACAGTTTGCTGTGGATTGTCCGGGAATGCTCGACCCCGTTTTTCACGTATCTGCCGAGTTCGCCCGGCAGCTTGAGCGTGAGTTGAACGCTGCCCAGCAGATGACTGCTCAACTGCAGGTTGACTTGGAACAGCGTGACAAGGACTACGAAAACTTACAGAACTTGATGTAACCCAGAAGGAGACTCAGAATGAACCGATCCGAACAAACAGCACTGGTCCAGCCAATGCTTGACCACATCGTCGAAGATTGTACAGCCATTGACTGTGAAGAAGTCTTCGACAGCATGCTTGACGAGATCTACGACTTCAAAGCGGTCGGAGGACCTTTCGAGTACATGCTACCGAGCCGTGTGCTGCGGGAGATCGACCCGACCGCGTACCGCTGTGGCATAAATGACTACATGGACTCGCTGGAGACGTACGAGGTTGAAGGCGATACATACTACATCCATGACGTGACCAAAGCCCAAGAGGAGTACATCGACGGACTTGAGTCAGAGTTGTCTGACTTGGAAGACCATCTTAGCGAACTCGAAGATGAGGGGCCTGCTGATACCGGCGACTTGACCTTTGACGAGCAGAACCACTACACACGACTCGCTGAGGTGAGTGACGAGATCGACCGTCTGACCGAACGTATCGAAGCCTGCAAGACATACCAGTTCTAGCAGGTCTGGCCCGTGATTGTCCGACAGAGGCCCACTGCGGTGGGCTTCACTCAGGCAATTCCGCCGTTGGAGGTAGAAGCATGAAAGTATTGCACAGGTACACCGGAGCGGTGTTGTGGGAAGGTGACACATTGTCCAAGGCCGATCTGTCCGGGGCCGATCTGTCCAGGGCCAATCTGTCCGGGGCCAATCTGTTCAGGGCCAATCTGTCCAGGGCCAATCTGTCCGGGGCCAATCTGTTCAGGGCCGATCTGTCCAGGGCCAATCTGTCCGGGGCCAGTCTGTCCGGGGCCGATCTGTATGGGGCCAATCTGTCCGGGGCCAATCTGTCCGGGGCCAATCTGTCCGGGGCCAATCTGTCCGGGGCCGATCTGTCCGAGGCCAATCTGTTCAGGGCCGATCTGTCCGGGGCCGATCTGTCCGGGGCCGATCTGTCCGGGGCCGATCTGTCCGGGGCCGATCTGTCCGGGGCCAATATACCACAAACCACCATCGTTCCAGAAGTCGGTGCGTTCGACGGTTTCAAACGATGCCTCTACGGCATTATTGTTCGGGTGCGAATCCCAGCAGACGCCAGACGATCAAACGCTACGGGTCGTAAATGCCGAGCAGAGTACGTCAATGTGGTGGAGGTTATCGGTGGTGACGAAGGTGTTTCTTGGCACGACAATGCCGTTAAATACCGGGCAGGGGAAACTGTCCGCTGCCACGATTGGTGCGAGGATCGCTGGGTGGAATGCGGGGGTGGTATCCACTTCTTTATCACCCGTGCTGAGGCAGAAGCGTACCAGTTCTAGCAGGTCTGGCCCGTGAAGAATGTGACCGACGATCACTGCGGTGGTCGTCACTCGTGTGCTTCACTAATCAGGACCAAGGAGACATACCGTGCAAACGCACAGCGAATTTACAGATTGGGTCGAAGTGCGGCCCGGCATTCGCCAGAGACAATCGTCTAGCCCAATGAACAACCTACGGTATGGTATGGTTATCGAGATTGAGGTTGGCGGCTTTTGTTGGAAAACTGATAGACTTAGTTGGAGGATTGACCAATGACTGACCCGAAATGCGAAGACCTGATTGACGCCCGGCTGGAAGGCAGACTCGAATGCCTGCGTATCCACCACATGACCGAGGATGAGGCCCGTGCCGCCGCGGAGGATCTCGGTATCGACACAGAGGACAAGGACGTTCATGACCTACGATCCGAACTGATCGACGCCGAGATGGAAGGCGTACTATCCATCGAGAAGAAGACGCTGATCACTGTCCTGCTATCATTCGGCGGGCCATCCGACGGCTTTGACTTCACGTTCGACAGCGATGGTGAGCTTGACTCATGTAAGTACTGGTACAAAGACTGGTTCGACGGGGCACGGCGTGACGTGCCACTGGAGCAGGCCCAACAGCTTGTCGACCTGTACTGCATCGATTCGAAGATGTGATGGACCGGCCCAGCGATGTGCCCTGACCGTGTCAAACTACTGTGGGTCGAGGCCCCAGTACCAGCCGAGACTGAGTAAATACAAGTCTGCCTCTCTGCGGAGGGGTAGCGTTGTCTTTACTCGTTTTGCAAAGGAGACCAACAATGAAAACCCTGAACTGCCGCTACTGCGGTGGTGTGCGGCCTGTCCATGAAGAGACGGGTCAGTGCCACGGCTGTGCGATGGACGTAGCCGAAGCCTCGACCAACCTTGTCAAGCCCGGCGAGAAACGGCCGTGCCCGATCTGTATGTCGGACATGGTCCACTGGTGTGAAGGATTTTCCCGGCTGAAGTGCATCCCATGTGGGACTGTGTTCAGACCACAGGACGGAAAGGTGGTGCGGTAGTGCTTCTACTGACTGACCCAGCAGCCCGACCGATCGTGGTCGGGTTCGCCCTGTTCTGCCTGATTGGCATCGGCGTTTGGGCCATCGTAGATCGGTGGCTCATCCGGCTTGACAAGAACGACAGGGACTACATCGCTATCGAACTCAAACATGCCCGAGAGGAGATGAAGAATGGCAAGTCGACTGGCGGCTGACCCCCGCAAATGGACCAACTTCTGGTCCTGCATCGCTAAGGACGGGACACGCTACCGCCACCAGGCTAAACTCCACCGTCGGTTGCAGGTGTGGGAGATCCGCACCGAGGTATGGCCGGATGGTGAAGATAAGCCGTACTACACCCGCGACGTACAAGTCCCGGACGAGCACGGCAAGCACTTGTTCAACCTCCGTCAGACCTGGACCAACGTGGACCCAGAAGACGGACCTATGTACCCGCCCGGCTACGAGTCGGGCTTTCTCAACCTGAAAGGACCTGAGCATGCCGAGTGAACAACCACCCCTTGACGACACAGACTTCTGCCCGGCTCGATCGTGGCGGACCCGTATGGCTTCGGTCATGCGTCAATTCGAACGACTGGTGCAGGAGCCAGTCATGCGTGACGATCTGCCTGTCGAGGTGATCGGCATCCAGTGTTGGAACGGCAAGACACGGCTGACTGTGTCGCCTGTCCATGACCACAAGGACGTGTTCGCTACAGATCTTGAGGAGGTATCGCCGTGAAGACAGTTTCCCGCGTGACCGTGGCCAACGTCGGGCCTTGCTCCGTCGAGGTCTGGACCAAGTGTGAATCGCCAGCGTTAGACCTGCTGCCTGACTCGGAGATCCTACACAGGCTGGCAGAGATCGATGATACATGGCAGGGTGATGCCGAGCTTGACGTGGAGGACGTGGTCCAGCTAATCCTCAACGCGATGCGGACGTTTGACCGGGTCGAGGCGTACGAGATCCGGTCCATCAAGAAACACGGCATCGTGGTGGTGCCGTAGAACACAAGCCCCGCCCGGTCAGAAAGCCGGGCGGGTTTTTCTTTTGGAGGTGTGAGATGACCGGTAAAGACGAACTACAGCAGTTACTTGAAGACATCTGCTACTGTCTGCACAAACACGAGACTCAGTACTGGAGGGACTGTCCAGGTACAGATGCCGAACGTATGCACATTGCCCTGGGTCACGCCCGCGAGGCGTTGTTCATCCTGAAGAATGGCAAGCCTACTTCTTCCCCAGCTTCTGCCGGGCATAGTCCCGCAGAACATCCAGAAGTTTAGTCTGCACGTCGTCCATGTCATCGAGCCGTGCCCAGACAATCTCGTCGATCGTATCACGGCAGCACAGTTCGTGGATCGTGACAGCGGAGCCAACGCCCTGCCTGTGAATACGGGCGTTAAACTGGATGAAGATGTCCAGTGAATCCGTCGGGCCATACCAGGCAATGTCACGTCCCGGGCCGTGCTGCATGTTGATACCATAGCTCAGGGCCTGCGGCTGCACTGCCAGGTGCGTGCCCTTCAGCGTCCCGTCATTCCACTGGTCAACGATACGGCTAACGTCTGATTCTTTCATCCCACCCTTGATGAACTGCAGGCCGGGTATAGCCTTCCTCAACCGCTCAAGGTCATGCCCGAACTGGTAGGCAATCAGCAGCGGCTTGCCCTGCAGACTCTCGATAAGTTCCTGAATGGCATCGGTCTTCGCTTCGTGCAGTTCATGCGACTGGTGCTGCTGGTCATAGATACCGCCGTTGCTGATCTGTCGGCAGTAGTTGTACTTGGCACCGGCATTGACGGCCTCGCGACCATCGCCGTTGGCCAAGGCCACGAACATCTGCTTCTCCATATCCTCATACTCTGCTCGTGCCTTAGAAGGCAGTTCGCAGTAGACACGGTTGTGCGTCACCTCTGGTATGGATAAGTAGTCTTTGGCGTCAAGACGCAGAGCCAGATGGGCGATGTCATTGTGTACCGTGTCAGACATCTCTGACCTGACCACGAAGTTGTTCTGCTCCCGCTGTCCGACCTGTATGCAGTACTTCTCTCTGAACCGGGTGATGTTGTCGCCGAGGGCCTTGCCTTCGTCGAGCAGCCATACCTGCGGGAACAGGTCAGCCAGGTTCTTCGGGGCTGGCGTACCCGTCAGGATCACACGGTAAGGAATGCGGGAGATCAGCTTCCGTACTGCCTTTGACCGAGCACTGGACCACGTCTTGAAGCTGGTACTCTCGTCGATGATGATGCCCTGCCAAGGCAGGTGCTTCCGACCTTCGCACTGCTTAGCCAGCCAGACCATTGCATCACGGTTAATGATGTGCAGGTTGGTCTGCATGGCCAGGGCTTTACGCCGCTTCTCTGGCGAGCCGTGAGCGATGCTGTAGCTGATGCCACGGAAGTTCTGCCAGCCAGCGATTTCGTACGGCCATACCTGGTAGACCACACGCAGCGGGGCCACGACCAGAAAGCGGTTGGCGAGGCCGAAGTCTTTCATCTGCTTGACCCACTCAAGCGTGATAGACGACTTGCCTAGCCCCGGCGATAGCAGCAGAGCCCCACCACCTTTGCCGTCTGGGTTCAAGCTAGTCCGCTCATGCAGGAATTGTACTGCCGTCTGCTGGTACCGGTGTGGTTCCCAGATCTTCGGCTCGCGTGCGTCAGCCCCGTACCGCATTAGTGTACCCGCCCTCTAACGACCATCGCTTCGATACGGTCGCGTGTTGACATGTTGTGATACCCGTATGGGTCAGGATCTCGGTTGGTATCCAGCACCAACTCGTCGGCCTTTGTAATCTCGCAGGCGTCCAGCCGTTCCCGCAGATGCTCGATCGTTGCCTCGTGCTTATCCACCAACTGTTGCAGCCACTTCACCTGCTCCTTCAGTCTGTCTTCTGTGAGGTAGAAGTTAAACATTTATCAACCCCTTGATAAACTCTTTCGCCTCGTTCGCATCGCTTGTCACAAGGACCGGCACGTCAAGCCTTCGCAGTGCGGCGATACGCTGGTCCTGCACGGGGGATGTCTTGCCCTTGTCGGACTTGAACTCCACGCATGCCAGCCTCCCACCGGGTAGGATAACAGTCCTGTCCGGGAAACCAGCCACAGCAATGGCTGACAGCTTCAGGCAGAACAGCCCACTCTCCCGGCACCACTTGGCGAAGTTATTTTCTACTCGGGTTTCAGGTCTGGCCATTGATCTCCTCCCAGTCATCTGCGTCAGTCAGCCACCAGCCATGAGACCATTCATGGTCGAACCGGTCTACCTGCACATAGAACTTCAGCCCCCTGCCCCACTTTCCGAGAGCAGTCTCACCCTTCAAAAATTCTTCAAGACCTATGTACCGGTAACGTATCACTTCCCGTACCTCCTCGACTTGCCACTCTCACACTCGACCGGTAGGTCCGATGCCCACGCTGGTCTTGCCTTCATCAGTTCATGGAACCGGTCCAACGAACTGCCCTCTGGTGCCATGACGAGTGCTTCGTCATGCACTGATAGTATCACAGGATAGCCTGCTGCTTCGAGTCTGTGAAGGGCTGCCTGTAGAAGGCAGGCTGCTACGCCTTGGCAGATAGATTCTACGAGAGACCCACCATACGTCGAACGCCTACACCACTGCTTGGTCTTACTATCGATTCCCATGTATGAGATTTCAAGCCGGGTCTTACCCTCACGCCAGCGGTCAGCCACTCGTCCAACCTTTGGCTCACGCATCCAGATCGGCCGACCGCTGGGCAGTATGATCCAGCCCCACTCACCGTTGCACCCGAAAGCTACTTTGCCCACGCTGATCTGGGTTTTGCCCTGGATAGCATCGTTGAACGCCTTCTCACACTCGGACCAGAATTTTGGTACCTCGGGGTACGTCTCGCGGTACAGCTTGACAATCTCTTTCGAACGGTCTGGGTCCAACGTGATGTTGTACGGTGGTGCTCCCGCTGTGTCGGTAAACTTCGCATGGCCCATGCCGTAGCCCAGCCCGAGCACGGCCACCTTGCCTAGCTGTCTTTCCTGTGATCCCTTAGCAATAGTGTCCGGTCGTACGTTGTACACACGACTGGCGAACTGACGGTACGGGCAGGACCCAGTACTGAACGCCTCGTTCAGCAGGCGGCAGTTCGCTACCCATGCAAGGATACGAGTCTCGATGTTCGAGAAGTCGGAGATGTAGAGTTCGTGCCCGGGGTCGGCCACGATGAAGGAACGTAGGGCAGAACTCACCACGTCGGGGATGGACACTGGGTCCGTGACCATCAGCGTTGACTGATACCTGAACGACACGGCTTCGAACGGGTCAGGCTGCCTGAGCATCTCATGGAAAGCGTCTGCCTCTTCAGCGTCCATGCAGTCCCGCGGGAAGTTCTGGGGCTGCATGCCACGCCCAGCTTTACGACCTGTCGCCGCACCATGCCAGGCCAAGCTGTCCCGGATACGACCGTCAGCGTCGGTCAGGCACAGCATTGTGTCGAGCTTACCGAGGCTGGACTTACCTGCTTCCTGCACGATGGTGAGTACCTCACGGACAGGACCGGGAAGACTTGTCGATCCCAGTGCGTCAGCTACTGACTCCTTGTTCGTGCTGGCCATCGTCCAGCCAGCCAGTTCACACCAGTCGAGGATCTTCTTACGTTGGCTGACCGCAGTGACCATGCCTCCCGGGAAAGCGGGGGTCTTGGTGATATCACGAAGTCGCTGGTTGAACTCAGCGAGGCTCTGCTCGACAACTTGGTTGGCGGTGAACAGGGCGGGCCAGTCGACGGGTACGCCCCGATCGTTGACCATCTCGTCGAACCGCCATTCAGCGTCACGCTCTGGTGGCAACGGACCTAGCTTCAGGAACACCTGCTCCTGTACGGTCAAGTCCTGCTCGCAGTAGACATACACCCGGGCCAGACGTTCTTCGTCCTCGTACCACAGGGCTGGCATATCGGCTGGGTCTTTCCCGTCCTTGACCCACTTGGCAATCTCGGCTTTGCGTGGCTTACGAGGCTTGCTGCACTGCAGCATGACCCGGTTACCGGCCATGTCCTTCTGTGCGTCAAGGCCCAACGCCTTAGCCGCTTCGACCAACCGTGCAGGTATGGCGTAGTACCGACAGATCGCTGCCGTGTCGATCCACTGGTTCTCTGGTATCTCCGGCCAGTTCCATCGCTCTACGCAGATGTGCTTGTACATCCGCTTCTCGAACGACAGGTTGTGGACCACGATCGGTAGCTTGGCCTCGATGGCGTGCATGAGTTCGATCGGTCGGACTGACCCGTCGAGCGTAGGTCTGCCCTTCAGCGGCCGGGCTGTGACGGCTGGACCATCGTCGAACTTCAGGCCGATGCAGAGTATGCCGGTCGATGGGTGTGAAGCGTAGTGCGTCGTGCTGTACGTCTTCAGGCAGACTTCGCTTCGAGATTCCAGGTCGAGGGTAAGGAACTTAGGCATGTCTTATCCCATAAAAATGGCCGGGGCTGTTCGGCCCCGGCCGTGTGTTGTGCCCGGGATTCGAACCCGGTGTCGGCATGACCCGACCAAAGCGTACCCTTGCGGGAGAATAGGTGTCTTCCTTCCACACTCGGCACGACACACTTATTGCTGAGGATATCCCGGCATCGGAGGCATTGCGTAGCCCTGGGGCGGTGCGGCGTACTGTTGCGGCGGCTGAACGTACTGCTGCATCACTGGGGCAGCATACCCCGGCTGGGCGGGCGGTGCGTACTGTGGTGGCATGGCAAAGCCCTGCTGAACCGGTGGTGCGAACACAGCCGGGGTTTGAGGTAGTGACGCCAGTACCTCAGCAAAGTCGTCAGCAGCGTTACGCATCGGGGCCAGACGTTCTCCGTCTGCCACTTTGAGCACCGAGTTCAAGAAGAACTTGACGCCCTTGTTACCGCTGTTGTCGTACGACCCGCAGTTCAGGTTCACATACACAATGGCCCCGGCGTAGAACGCCGCTGGGTCCGTGCAGGGCTGCGGTGGGTTGCTCACGAAGATCTGCGGGGCGTACTTCGCCCCGGTCCTCGCGGTGAAGAAGAAGCCGGGCTCCTTCGACCCCTCGCGTTCTGCTAGGTTACGAAACGGCTGCTTGCTCAGACGCTCGACAGGTACACGGAACGTGGCCATCGACACGCGGTTAGCCACTTCGTGCAGCTTCTGGTAGATAGCCTGCATCTGCGGGTTCGACTGATACACCAGCAGTTCGCAACTGTACTCCAGCGGTGCGTCCTTGACACCCATCTTCGGTTCAGGTGTGAACAGCTTCGGGTATGACAGCACGCACGGCCCGACAACCACTCGGGTGTCTTGCTGCGGTGTGTCCTGTGGTGCCGGTGCTGGAGAATGACTCTGCACTGGCAATGCTCCGGTAACGCCGGGGGGCGGTCCAAAATTACTCATCTGAATGGTCCTCCAAAGTCTTGATAAATTCCGCTGCTGCGTCAGGCAGGATCTCCTGTCCGCGTGCCCTCTCACTCACCAGCTTAACACCTGTCACCACGCTGGTAACGAGCTTGTCGAACTGGTCCTTCACATCGTTGTAGTTGCCCCGCTCTTTCAGGATCGCTTCGACCTGAGCAGGCGAGACCAACTTCTTGACGTAGATGTCCTTGGCTGTCAGGCCCAGCTTAGCCCGAGGCAACTTCTTGGCGAGTTTCTCCTCGTCAGTCTCAATGAACTTGCGGTGCCCGAACTTGGCGACCAGCTTACGACCGGGGATCTTCTCCCCGTTCATCGCCCGTGTTGACAGGGCTTTGGTCACGTCCTTCATGAACTCGCTGATCACGTCGAACCGTTCAACCCAGTAGACCAGTTGGTCCGTTGGGATGTCTGTGACAGGACTGGCGATGACCTGCTTGTCCGGCCCTGTAAACGTAGCAACCTCGGCGAACTCTGACACCATCGCGAGACGAGCAGTACACCCTTCACGACGGCGGCAGTACTTGCACCACTCACCCGCTCTCAGGGCGTCTGGCTTTGGTACAGTCATGTCCGGGTTCTGCTTGATGAACTCGGCGACAGTACACACGTCGTTCCAAACCTTGTTCAGTTCTTCACTACCGGGCTCGTGCCGGTCCACGCTCGGGTTACACCGAGGCTGAACAATGACCTGCACAATGCGTTTGAAGTTCCGCATGAGCATGCCAAGGGCCAGCAAAGAGTACGCCGTCAATTGTGGCGAGTTCGCATAGACAGCCCGATGTCCGAACTTGAGGTCCATGACAATGAGCGTGTCTTCCCCGGCGATGATGCAGTCCGAGGTGCCACCAAACAGTTCATCTGGGAAACTGTTATGAACAAGGTACTGTTCAGATTGGACTGCCGTTGCAGGTATGTTGAACTCAGCACACAGTTGACGAGTCGTGTCCATAAACAGTTCCACACCCTCGACCATCTCGATCGTGATAGGGAACTGCTCGCTGAACGCGGTACTTCCAAGGTGGTTTCGCGGGTCATCTCCGAACTTCAGGCACCACTCCAGTAGGGCGTGGCACGTCGTGCCTTCTGCTGCGGCGGCTGATCCTTCGTCCGGAACGTACGGCCCGTAGAGCGAGCCCACGCAGTTGGAGATACGGTTGAGAGACGATGGTGAGATGATGTGGTGTTTACCCATCACGCACCTCCCAGTTCTCGCAATGCCTGGTAGAACGTACCGGCATTGGCGTCTGACAGGTTCGGCATAGAGCCTACGCCTGACTTAGCCAAGGCCGCATTGACGATCGCCTGGCCCTGCCCGTCCGGACGGTTGTACGCACGAATGGCTGCAGCCTGGGCCACTGCCTTATTCGCGTCAGGTACGATCTGCTGAACGATCGGGCCTTGCGTCACGACGGGTGTGACATTCACCGGCGTGTTGCTGAACTGGGGAATGTTCGGCACGTCCGACGGCGGTGCGATTGGTACTGGTCGGCCGGTCGTTACGTCAACAGCAGAGTTCATCTGTGTTGGATGGCCCATGTCAGGCCGGAACAATTGCGTGTTACCGACGATCTGGGGCTGCTTCGTTTGAACTGGTGGGGCGGGTTGAGCAGTTACGGGTACAGCCTGTGTTGTTACCGTGCCATCTGCCGCAGTTGTCGTGAACGACCCGGTTGGTAGTTGTTGCGGTACGGAGTACGGTCCCGGCACAACGGTAACCGGGGGCTGCTGCACAACCTGCGTAGGCGTACTGACTGGTAGATTCAATGCCGATTGAATCTTCTGCCGCGTCTCAAGCGGCAGTGAGCCAAGCTCTTCCAGTCCCAGAGAGATAGTGATCTGCATAAGCACCTCCTGCTTAAAGGGACGGAGGTACTTTAACCGGCGTGTAAATCCAGTCAACAGGGCTCTGTAAGTTTTCTCACACGCGAGCAACCCAGGTCACGGCCTGCTTTGTCAGGGCCTTTTCAGCACCGTCCCACTTCAACACAAGCTGCATCTGGGCCACACCGGGTGCTGCCCGGCGAGACTGAGACGACGGGATCTCGACTTTCAGATATCCCTCTGGCGATGCAGTGACCCAAGTCACAGTGGCCTTGACACGCCCGACCTGTCCGTCCTGGGCGATAGTCAGTTCTGAGGCGAAATCCGGGTCCGTCACGTCGTGAGTACCGACGGTCGTGATCGGATCGTCATTGCTGTCGCGTAGGAAAATGTGGATATCTGCCGACATATCGTCCGTGTAGCTGTCGCCGATGTTGAGCGTGGACGGGAACCCGACGATGGTTGTGGCCGAGGCGTCGGTAGCTGCGGAGATGGACGAGATGTAGTTCGTGACTAAGTCCTCAATACCTTCGAGATGCTCAAACACGGTCGTACCGGTGGGCTCCACCGGTGAACTCCCAGCAAGCGCAACGGCGATCGATTCGACAGCCTCCTGCACTTTCAGCAGCGTCTCCTGCTCCGCGTCTCCAGATCCTCCGCCTGTCGCACCGTGCAAAGCAAGCCCGCCGGTTGTTCCGGCTGCGACGTCAGGAAGTCGATCGATTCGCGAAAGTCTTGATGCTGACAACTCCGAAATCGGAGCGACCAACAACGGCTCAGGCTCGCCGTCGAAAACGCCGACAACAGTGACGAGATCCGAAAGCGACCAGCCGGAAGGAATCGTCACCGATGCCTCGTATTCGCCCTCTGAAGTCTCTGTCAGTGATGCCGTGACCGATCCATCCACGACGTTGTTTCGCCGCACGGAGATCGAAACGGACGCCGCTGATTCCAGCACGTAGCTGGCGTTCCGCCGATAGACCGGCCACTTATAGGTAATTCCACGGACGAGCATGGCCGGACCTCAGAATGACGGTAAAGACTGGAGCGATTGAAAAGCCGCGAACTTGCGAGCACTTGCGCCCGCATTGACTCGCAGACCGACCTTAGTTCCAGCCTGATGCTGCGATGATGTAAATGTCACGAAAGGGGCATGCGTTGAGGTCACCGCGGATCCGTCGATCCACGCACGAATCTCTGTGCCGATGGAGCAGATTTGAACGTCGTACTCAGTGCCGGAGTTGATCGTTCCGGGTGTCGCGTCTGTTGACAGGTTTCCGGTCGCGCGCGTCGTGCGTGTGCCGTTAGTAACTTCGATGAGATAGATCGAATCCGCCGATGAATCAATTTCCGCCAGCCAGTAGTTGCTCGCGTCGACGTATCGCAGAATCACGCCTGCAGGTGCACCGTCAACAGGTGTCACTTTCGCCAATGCCCAAACGTCAGCTTGTCCAGACTCCCACACAACAATCGAAGCGCCACTGGTGGACGTTAGCAGGTTCGACGCCACGGCAGGACTGCCCGTTGTGATTGGGCTGATTCCGGAGCCACCTTTTTCCGTCACTCCGTTTCCGTCGCTGTCGCTGATGGTGGTCTCGTTCGCTCGCGAAAACGAATCTGATACCAGCGGATCTAGCCGCCATCCAGTTTCATACGTGGCGAGTCGATCGTAGGCACCAAACTGAGCCGTGCCATTCAGAACACCGAGCTTGACTGGCCCCAGATCAATATCTGTGACGTGCAGAATTTGCCACGTCGAACCGTTCTTCCACAGCAATACCGCCCCTGCTTGATCGCGTTCCAGAATGGCAATTTCAAACGCTGTCGATTCAGTCCAAAATGACTTGCGAAAGAACGTTCTGCGAGAGGTCCCGTTGATCAGGTATCGACCATCCTCCGCCGAGCCTGAGCCTGTCTTGCTCTGAAATCCATAGATGCCGCCAGTTCCCGTCTCAATGTGCCCCGGGCTGGATAAGATCTCATTGCACAGTGTGAGCGGCCGTGAATCATGGCCTCCTCCAGTGCGCGTCGTGACGCGAGCAAAATGAATTCGACCGCCAGATGGTTGTCGCGTTTCAATATCCCAGAGACGGCCGCTCGCATCTGTCGAGAGCAGATTCCACACTCCGCCGGACACCGTCGAATTGACCAGAAATTTGCATTTCCATCGACCAAAACCAGAGTCGGTAGAATATTGCGTCACCGCGTTTCCAATCGGTGCCGATCTGTTGATCGAAAAGGTCTCGTCGAACAGGGCTTTCGCAGAGATTGTGATTGCTCCGACCGACGCCACGGCAGACTGTTCGCCGGAAATCACCGTCACGGTTTTCAGCCCGACGGATTCCGGCACAACCTCCACCCACAGTTCCGTCGAGGAAATCCGCTCAACTTCCAGCACGGTGCAGTCAGACACAAGCACAGCTGTATTTGCAGTGAATCCAGTCCCAAGGATGGTTATCCCTACCGGCATTTCGACATTTCCAACCGCTGGCGAAATAGATGCGATTGTCGGAAACGCAGTCGGTTCGACGATCTCGTAAACCCTCGCAGTGAATGGAGTCTGTTGAGCGCTGACGAATTGAATGGACATAGTGGTCACCGTCAGGAGAGACAAAAAGAGTTTCATGGTCGAGATTCCTCCGGTCTGAGTAACCGGTGTTAGTTGTTAACCACCTTGTTCGACAGAATCAAGTCGACCACGCGGTCAAGCTCACGCTCGTGACTGGCCTCTTGCTTCTCGTACCCCGACTGTATCATCTTCAGATGGGCTGGTATGGCCACGTCAATCGTGTACTTCACACCCGCACCGATTGCGACCAGTATGGCCAGCAGCAGTACGTTGTTAAACGACTGACTCGCCAACCACTCTGCGAAAATACGGAGGTATCCTTTGGCATCCTCAGATGTCATGTCCAACCCTTTCGAAGAGACTGGCCGGTGTTACCCGGCCAGGCAGGTCGTACTATCAGACAAGTGTGTACCGAATGGTGATATTTCCAGAACCAGTCGTCATCGCACCGGACAGGATAATCGCCACCCGGTCACCAGCAGCCAATGTGAGGTCAGCCGCTGTCGACGTGAGAGTGAGGGTCTGCACGGTGTAGGCCGTGCCGTTGAGGTTGATAGTGCCGCTGTGCAGCGGGGTCGTACCCGCGGCGGGCGTGGCCGTACCCGTAGCCTTGCTGACTGTGGCTGTCAGTGTGGTACCTGCTGCTACGTCTGGCACATACTGTAGGCCAGTGATCGTCAACGCTTCCGGTGCGATGAACACACAGTAGTTGACCTTGCTGGCGTGGGCCGGGACCGTCAGGGACGCCATGTTCCCCGCGTACAGTTCCGTGAAGTTGTCGTCGCACTTGTCCAGTGCTGACCTGATCTTTGACTGGGTCCCGAACATCTGCCGGGAACCTGATACGAGGGTCTGTTGAGCCATGATAGTCTTTCCTATCGAGAACCAAAGGGCGTAAGGCTATCCGTCTGGGGGTTTGTCTACTTGCTGTACCGATTCCAGAGCCAGACCACGACTTGTTTGATGAGTAACCGGATGGCTGCCCACATCAACCACGTTGCGATTGGTCCGAGACCGGCGGTCCATTCATCTTCGATTAACTTCCGCATGTCGGACGGGCTTTTGGCTCGACCGAGGTTTGCTATGAAGTACTGGTGAATCCTGTCGATCTTCTTTCGCTTGGCGTCAGCCGGTCTGCCGGAGCAAAGCTCGGGATGCACGCCGAACTCTCTGTACAACTCTTCCTGGACACTCACAGTTCGACTCCGTGATCTCGTCGAAGATGTGTAGTCAGGTCACCCGGCCAAGTCCAACTACCACCGCCGTGCAAATCGTTATGCAACTGGACAAGGTCTGAGTGTTGGTACGTCTGGGCCGATGTGGTCTGGTTAATGCCGAACCGCTGCTTCAGGTCTTTCAGGATGTTCTTGTCGTACCCACGGTTCTTACCCTTGCCATTCGTGAAGTACATCCACTTACCGTCTTCCTTCCAGCGGATGACGGGAAAGCCTTGTGTCCACGTATCGTCATCAAGGTATACGATGTCGAAGTCGCTGAACTTTCCAGCCTCAATGTCCTTCTTGAGTCTCTTACAAGGTTCACAGTATTTGATGGTACTGACATACAGAGTTGGCTTGACCGTCTCGTCCTGGCTGGGAGGTGCTGGCGGGACCGGCTGCGACGGAGAGGAGGGCGGCTCCGGAGACTCAGTCCCGCCAGCGGGAGGGTTCTCGACCAACGCCTTGATCTGTAACAGCACGGCCGTCTGCTCACCCAGCTTGGTACTGATCTCGTCGGTCTTCGACTTGATCTCATCCGAGCTAGTCGTGACGGTCTTCACCAGGTCGACGTACTGCACCTCGACCTGCGGTACTTCAACGGGCACCGGCTGAGCACATCCGAGCATTAGTACGATCAGGGGTAAGTATTTCATGGAGCCACCCACCATTTCACTTGTTTCTTAACGTCTTCCAAAGTCCACTCGCGTGGCTTTACGGTTGGCATTTCGGACAGGCCGATCATGACAGTCCACCGCTGTCGGAGCATTGCCTCAACAGCGACAGGTGCCCACTCAGCCCAGCCGTCGTTACCCCAGGTCTTGTCCCACGAGTTCATCATCCAGATGTACGGACGGCCTTGGCTGTCCTTACGTTCGGACAAGGTGTAGAGCCCGATCGAATGACCACCGCCGTCTTCCGTGGAGTAGCTGTTGACCAACGCTCTGTTGACACTGCTGTTCCACTCGATGCCGATATGTACCGGCCCTTGACCAGACCCGAGGTGTGTTCGAATACCTTCGTACGTCGTCAACCGATTCTGCCGACCGATCTTGTACTTGGCTGCTGCCTCGTAAATCTCTTGTATCGGATGGGGTGGCTTCGGATCGTACTTGCCCGAGTACCTCCACAGTTCTTCAGGGCAGATACCCTTGGTCATGGCGAGCTTAACGCCGGACGCAACGGTTGACCCTCTGTCCTGACCAAGCAGCCCGTCAAGACGCTGGGACTCGTAGTACCCGTACGCTCGGCTAAGCTGCAGCTTCGTATCGCCCGTCGCAAGGATATAGCACCACTCGGCACAGGATGAGATGCTATGCCCCTGACAGCTTCCCACCGAACCCTGGTTCTCAACGCGGAGTACTTTACGTGGGTCGAACGCTACCTCGGTGTACGAGCCACGCATTGCTAGTACGTCGCTCTCACCCGGTAGTGAATACAGGAAGTCAAAGTCTTCCTTGTCGATTCGCCAACCACCTACGTGTTGCAAAGGCATCACTCTTTCTCCCACTGACTGGCGAGGTCGAGTTCCTTGCCGTTGAAGATGGCCGTACTGACAGCGTTACCAACTTCGTCGTAGTTCTTGGCGAACGCTGCCTTGTCTAGTTCAGTCCACGCCTTGGACTTCTCTCCAACAGACTTACCAACCATACCACCAACCTGCCGCAAGTTGGATATACGGTCGGCCTTGTCAGCCGCGTACGTCTTGTCCAACAGGCCAGCCGGGGCGGGACTACTACCGTTCGAGAACAGAAGGATTGTGCCAAGGCAACACCCACCGAGCAGCATCATTGTCGCAGCGATGTATCTCATGGCTTGACTCCCCGCTTGACCTCGGCCCGGAGAACCTGGGCCTCAGTCATGCCCTGCTTGGCGTAGGTCCACCGTTGGTCTGGGGTCGCAGACGGACTTGCCGATTCGACGGTCTGGAGGTACGCCTCGATACCTTCAGGTGCGGGCTTGTCGCTCGACACAACTCCGTCCGTAACAGGCGACGTGATTGACGTACGTCGAAACTGTCGTACGAACCGCCACAGTGGAGGCACCGCGAGGATGGCAACGCCGCCCCCGAGCAGTACGACCGTGGCTACGACGAGGGTTGTGAAGACTGCTGGGTTCATGACAAGATGCCCTTCGGAGCGGCGTTACCCTTGAGAGCCCAGTCGAACACGCCATCGATCACAAACCGGATCAGACGTTCTTCGACGAACTCGGGTGTGCCTGGCAGATCAACAAACTTGTTGATCTCGGCGACAGCGATGTCCTTGTGAACTTTCAGTTCCTCCGCAGTCAGACCATCCACGGCACTGGCCATGAAGGCCACGACCCAAGCGGGGATAGCCGGAGTCACCTTGTCGACCAACCACTGAATGGCAGCACCTTCTCGGGCTTCATTCAGGAAGGGGATGTCGGTCTGCTCATTCAGTTTCTTGACGAGATCTGCGGTTACGGCTGTGCTTAACATGTCAACCTCCAGTTTGAATTCTTGAAAACGGGAAAATGTTACTGAGCTTGTCTCAGCATGTCAACGACAGTACGAGAATTCGCTGGCTTATCCTCTGCGGCCACGGCTCGACGCTGTGCTGCGAGGGCTTTGTTGATACGTTCCAGCACCGCTGCTGTTTCTGGCTGACCTGCGGCTTTCAGGTGTTCTACCAGCTTTTCTGAACCAGACACGATCGTTAGCGGTCGGGCACCGCTGGCAATCTGGATCGCGTTCAGTCGGTCACGCAGGTCTCGCGTGATCTGTTCAGGCGTGACGTTCTCGATACGTACGCCGGACAGCAAACGTAGCACTTTCTCGCCCGCACCGGTTCGAGTGTCGGACGCGATCTTGGCCATGCTCAGGATACGAGATGCCGGACCTGCCGCAGCCAGTGACTCCAGCGTTGGGCTACCGAATGGTGTCGCCCGGCCAGATGCTTCTGCGTCCTGCAGGCCGAGGTTGGTCAACAACCGGCCAATGCTCGGGTCGAGGTCGTCCAATCGTCTACCGCCCATCGGACCCTGGCTGAACAAGCTGGTGTTCGTGCTGTGCTCGATGAACCACTTCATGGCTGGGTTAGACGAGGCTGCTGCCTGTTGCATCAAACCACGCAGGTCCATCTGCAAAGCATTACCGGCGTACTTCACCGCGTCTTCGTGCATGAGCCCGAAGGATGTGAGGTACTTGATATTACCATCGTCTGTCTTGCCGAGCGGGATAGCGGCACTGTCCTGGTACTGGTACGGCACGTAGCCCTTCTCATCGCCTTGGCCAAGGCGTGTTGCCCGAATCAGGTTCCCGAGTTTGCCGCCCGGGTTGACCATCAACTCGGTCATGTACATCGGGATCGTCTGACGCATGAACGAGTAGAACGGGAAGAACGTCTTCATGTACTGATGCTCGAACCGCGTGAAGTTCTGCGGATCAGCATTCAGCAAGAACTTGTCAGATGCTTCGAACGCATCGGCTAAAGACTTCGTCTTGTCCAGCCGGTCCATCACAAACACGGCTCGGTTGAGATTGTCGATCTTGCTTCGCAGGCCGTTCATCGCAGCTACGATCGGGCCGGACGTAGATTTTTGGACCCACCGGCCGAGATCATCCTTGACGTACGTACCCGCTGGCAGGATCGCTTCCTTAGCCTTGCCAAGTACGCCCGGTGCTTGCACTGTACGTTGCAGCCCACCGAGGAACTCTTGCTTGATTGACGTGTTGCCTGGCTGGTTGCCAAGCACCGATAGCGGCGAATCGCTCTCAGCCATACGCATCGCGTCAGCAGTCACGACGTTCGGGTGGATCGACCCGGACATGTGATGTGCGTTCCAGAAGTTCTGGAAGGCTTCACCGCGGGATCGTGGTGTGCTCGGGATGCTGCGTGACGCGAGGTACTGCTCGATCTCGGCCACACCCTCGGGGATGTCTAACGGTACTGCCCCGTTACTGAATGACCAGGCCGACTTGGCTTTCTTCATGTACGCGAGCGGGCTCATGTCGCCCATGACAACAGCGTTGACTGCGGACGACAGACCGTCGCGGATCGCAGTAGCCGGGCTGTACGACAGGTAGCCTGACTTCGTGAGCGACATCAGGGAAGACGCCATCTTATACGGGGTGTCAAGTTCGGGCAGGTCGAACATGGTCACGCCCTCGTTCAGGGTCTTCATCTGTGACCAGGTATCAGCCGGTGCCCGCAGAGACAGGATCTCCTTGAGTTGCTTGGCCACCTCTTTCGGATCATCTACTTCTTTGAAGAAGCCTTGCCCGATCCAGTGCTGTCGCATGTTTTCAAGGAATGTGTTCTTGTTCACAGCCCCGCTGAAGAACCCGGCGTCGAGTGCTTCCTCGAACGACATGCCCATCTTGGCTTTGAGGTCAAGCGTGGTCTGAACATTGTTCGGTGACACGCCTGTACCAAACGTGTCAGGGAACATGTCACGGCGGGACCGCAGGTTAGTCAGGTTGTCCCGCAGAGCCTCGAAGTATGCGACCTTCGACCCGGCCTTAGCGAGGTAGTCATGGCCGGACTTCGGAGCCCACGACTCATACAGCTTTGAGTATCGCTTCTCAACGTGGTCCGCCGTCTCGATAGCTAAGGCTCGGTGCCGGTCTTCGATACCGATTGACATGTCCTGTGTGATACCAGCTTTGGTACGCATCTCAGCGATCTGCTCACGTACCGTTGGTGGTAGCAGTAACGCCTCCAGACTTTCATCTGACAGGCGTAGCAGCGATCGTTGTGGCTTGGTGAGGTTCTTACCTTCGGAGATTCTCGACTCGATGTCGCCGTCAAGGACAACCTTGTGCCAACCTTGAACGGTTTCTGCATGCACGTCATCGGCGACCTGCCCTACGGCGACAGCGTTGCCCCGATCGTCCAGCGTGGGCATCCACTGATCAACCTTGTCTTTGTAGTTCCGGGTGATACCCTGGTGCAACTCGTCGTGAATGACTTCCTTCGCTGTGAGCGGGTTGTCATCTATCATCTGGTCGACCGTGCTGAGCTTCTTCGTAGCCTGCTCAACAACCTTGCTTCTCTGCGTCGGTGTTACCATCACGAACTCGGCAGGTCGGCCCTTCGTAGCGGGCCTCCAGCCAAGGTGTACCTCTTTGCCAGATTCCAGAGCCGCTCGTGCAACGTCGTAGTCCGTGATATTCCTAAAGCCGCCTGTCTGCCGCAGTGCGTCAATCGTAGGCAGGTCGACCTTGGCTAGTTGAGTCTTGCTCAGGTCAAGGTTCAGTACACGCTCGGAGCCGTCCGCGTTAGGCCGCAGTTCGGTCCACGACTTCCACCACCCCCGGCCCGGCTGGTAGCCCTGCTTGGCTCCAGTCGCGATATCGTTCTGCTCGGCAGCGATGATCTCCTGCAGGCGATTCTTAAACTGCTCTTTCGTTACGTGCGTAGGCATGGAGTACTTCGGGTCTGTGCTCGGCTGCATCGCGTTGATCTTCTTCGTCCAGGTCTCAACACCGTTCGGCCCGCCAGTGCCTTGGTACCCGCGATTCTTCAACACGTCCCCGATCTCGGGCGTAGCCGTCATGCGGATAGACGCTGCGCCTTTTCCAGCGAGGTCCCGCTCGATGAAGTGCAGGGCGTCATCGAACGACCCGTCTGCGATAGCCGCTGGATCTACGTTCGGCAGCAGATCTGCGGTATCGTTAGCCGTGACGACGTTGACTGTGCCCTTCTGGGTCATACCCTGCCCAACAACGTGGTACAGTCCTTCCTGCGGAGCGTAGGCGAACGTGCCGGTCTTGCTGACAGGCTGTGCCAGCCACATCTCCTCCCACAGTTGGTCCGGCGTACGGTCGAACACTTGAGCGATGTCGTCGATGTGGCTCTTACCAACATACCCAGGCAGAATCTTCAAGCCGTTGACATCTGGCACCGCGTCGGCATCGATACGATCGATGACAGATTTCCACGTCGGGTTGTTCAACAGTTCATTGACAGCGGGCGTGCCTTCTTTGAACGCACGGTACACCATGTCTCGGCCACCGCTTGTGTTGAGCGTACGGATGAGACTCTGGTGATTGCTACGTGCCCACGATGGTGTGTTGAGCCCGCCGATCTGTTCGAGCCGACGAAGCTCGTCAGACTTGCGTCGGTGGAAGTAGTCGATGTACGGGTCGACCATGTCGCTTTCGCCAGCACCGAATGACTTCAGCTTCTGGTTCCACGAGTCCTTTAGGGACCGCATCTGTTGGATCAAAGCTAAGTGCGGCTCAGGGATCGTCTCTCGCATCTGCTGGTACAACGGCTCAAGCTGCATGTCGTCGTACAGGTTGTCATCCCCAACCAGCTTGACCTTCGTACCGTTCGGCGAACGGTCGATACGTTCAATCTGGTACGTCTTGTTGTTCATGGACACTACATCGTTTGGCAGTAACCCGCCTTCCTCTGGGTTATAGATACCCTCGAAGGCACGACGCTCAGCGTCCATACGAGCACGTACTCGAACAGGCGAGTCGTCACGCATGATGTTCGCCGGGTCAGTCATGTCGAGGTCTGGGTTCTCGATCAAGTTGAACTTGTTGATCCGAGCACTGTTGGCCAGTTCTGTGACGTGCAAATTTGCCGTCTCACGGTACGCCTTTGCTGCAGTACGTGCCTGCTCAGCCATAGGCATTACGAACGGGTCGGTGATACCAGCCGACGGTGCGTTGAACAGGGACTTCACACCTCGTGTGACCTTGCCCGCTTGCGTCAAGATACCTCGGGTGATGTTCTCCGGCAGCGTATCGAATGCGTACTTCGCAGCACCGCCGATCTTCCGCACGAGGGGGTGGGCACGCCCGGCAGCGGTCGTCAACGCTCGGCCTGCAGCACTGCCAGCCATGAGTGCCTTTGTCGCCGGGCCGAACGGGTCGAGCACAACCTCAGCACCGAAACCTGCGAGGTCTCTTAGCCCTTCACCGGGGTCGGACAGCCAGCCCGTCATGCCGGTCTCACGGTTCTTACGCATGCCGTACATCTCAAGCAGGTCACGCCCCGATGTGCGGTTCTCGCTGGACAGTGGCGTCATCCACTGGTCGAGCGGGTTACGTCCGGCCAATAGGTCACGCACGGATGAGCCCGGAAGATCGAGGAAGTTCCCGACAGACGCAACGGCCCCGAGACCAGCACCGCCGACGCTGGACAGTGTATCCATCAGGTCTGTTGATTCAGGTTCATTGGTAAAGCCACGAGCCGCTGGAATTGCGGCCCGTGCGGATAGAAGTTCGGCTACGCTTGGCATGTATTATCGTCCGATTGGTGTGCCGGGCGGGAAGTACGGCATGTTTCCGGCCGGTGGTCCGGCTGCAGCGGCGTTACCCATGTTGGGCCGCTGCTTGTACTTCTCCCACCAATTAGTGAGGTCTTCATCTGTCGCGTCATCCGGCATGCTCACGAGTTCATCGTAGACCTGCGGGGCATACACGTCCCAGGGATCTTGCCCGGGTGCGGCCCGGTGCTTGACGGCTTGAGCGTAGGCCCGAAGGGATCGGAGATGTTCTGGAGAGGGTTGTACCCCGCTGTCCTTCAAGCCTTGTAGACCCGCGTTGACAGAAGCAATGGAAGTGTCGTCCTTACCGCGGGCTCCGAGGGAGGATATGAAGGGGTCGGCCGTTGCTAATGATGTCATCACGGTGTCCGCGTCTGCCATAGACTGTGTCGTGCGGGTCTTACCGGGGGCGATCGGGTTCTGCATTGTTGGCTTGGCACCACCCTGTTGAAACGCCTTGGCTGCGTTTGGATGCAGAGCCATCGCATCCGGCGACATCGGGTTGAGCCCACGCATCACGTCACGCTTGAACCGGGCCTGCTCCCGCTTGTCCTGCCGGGACTGGATACCGAACTGACGGGCACTCATACCACCGTGCTCGTCCTTGAACTTCTGTGCCCGGGCTTTTGTCATCGCGGCCTTGTCTGCACGCTGACCTTGGTCCGCTTGATACGCTTGGTACAGGTTCGGGTTCTCAGCCTGCAGCTTCTCCAAAGCCTGTGACCGTTTCATTGGGTTACGCAGGTCTGGGTATATCCCTTCGACAGCACCGGCCTTGTTCGTGTACGCCATGCCGCCGTCCGCTGTCCGCTTCGCATAGACACCGCCTTGAGCCGCAGAGTCGATCGTCTGCCCACTGGCGAGCTTGCCAGCCAGCAAAGCATCAGACGCTTGCGTACGGGCCATACGAGCGTTTGCATCGAGCGTTGCCTGCGATACAGCCGGAGCCCCGCCAAAACGTGCTGCGAGGTTCGTAGGGTCGAACACGGTAGGACCTTGTGCCCCGGGTCTACCGGGTGCTGCAGCTTGACCGTACTGCCCGATGTATCCATTCACGGCCCCGGCTTGTATCGGGTTGTACGAGGTCATACCTCGTGCGGCGGCTGCCGAGCCGAGGGAGCCGGACGGTATTGGTGTTCTTGCCAAGAAATCCCGGTTCGTCTGTAGGGCTTGGTCGGACCCGGCCATAGCCGCGTTACTGCGTTGCTGAAACGTAGGTGCTGCCGCCAAGGGTACATTACCTGCGAAGGTCCCCTGCATACGTCCCGGAGTGAACGGGTTCTGCTGACGCATGTAGTACGCTTGCTCTGGGAGCAACCGGTCGTCCGAGGCTGGTCCGTTGTACGGGGTGGGGGCTCCGCCACCAAACGCACCCCTTGGGGCCATCGACTCGGCCAAGCCCATCATAGCCGCGGCAGGGCGACCGTAACCACCCATGAACGGGACTGGTGTACTCATCGGGTTTGCACCCCGGCTTGATGGCTTGCGGTACGACTGGCGAGGGTTGAACATGTTGCCTTGGATCACGGTTCTCTCCTGTAGGAAATTCGAGCTTTACAGGATACCAGCCTTGACAAACCCTGTCCAGTACAAACGCAGCGAGCCCGGCCAGTAAAGGCCGGGCTCTCCCAAAGCTGCGTTGCAGCCCTGATTATTTATCCATCAGGGGTCGGCCGTAACTATGCTTCCAAACGTGGCTTCTCCAAGGCGTCTCAACTCCTCCTCGTGTTGCCGTCGCATCTCCCACACGGGGTCCGTTTTAACAGACAGTGCGAGGTGTGAGATGGTAACGGCTAACGCAGCGACACAGACGTGGCTACAGCATCACTTGAGAGATGCCACCCCAGCCGCAGCCAGCGGATATCGAAGAGGTGTCGTAACCCTGTTCTAAAATTTCCTGCCATAGTTTGTCTACCTCGCACCCGCACAACTGGTGATACGGAGCGTCCGTGAAGTCATGGAAAAACACCCTTTTCGGGCCAAGCGTTAGGGAGAACTCCCAGTCTCTACGGGCTCCTTCATACGTGTGATCACCGTCGATGAAGACCGCGTCGAACGAGCCTGTCCGTTTGATCGTCTCCTGCACCGCAACGTCATGTGACGACCCGCGGATCAAGCATTCCTGGCGATTCGTCGGAAGTGGATCAATATCTACCGAGACAATCCGCATAGCTGGGTATTGCTTCCGAACGTGGTGCTCAAGACCTCCGTGCCGGGAGCCGATGACGAGCAATGACTCAACCCCGCTAAGCTGGTCCAGCAGCCACTGGAACTCACGATGATGCTGCTCCATCTGAACGTCTTCCCACTGTGACGATTGCCACAACAGGTGCTTCGGTATTAAGTTCAGCATCATCTTGTCGTCGTACTGGCGTAACCAAGGTGCGTTATCCTCGAACACGCAGTAGGATTTCCACGCAGGTATGTGATCGCCGGGCCAAGCCTCGGTACCCCCGTATCGCTGCTGGAACGGCTTCAGACTACCGTCCGGGTTGAAAAGCGACTGTGTTCGGACATTCCAGAATGTGCCCGAGTAGTGCCATTGATGACGTGGAACGAGGGGTCTGAAGCCAAACGTCCGAAAACTACCGACAATGTCGTAGCCTTCTTCCATCCTGCGAACTGTTTCCGTGTGGTTGAACGTGACTGTCTCGTACATCATCTCGGTCCAGAGTCGCACTGCCAGACTGGACCGAGTATGTGAGCGAATGCCTTTTGCGTGAGCATACAGAGTGATTGAGTCGCCAGTGTCCCGGAGTTTCGGAAAGGCATACTCTGCTGTTGACACCTCCCCAAACGGCTTGCCAACGACGCTGATGTCGCCAGTGCCGGGAATGTTCTGGTGGACGAAGTAGTCAGGACCGCAGCCGATTGCGTCCATGACAACCTCAGGATCGCCGGTCGTATTGTCGGTAGCAATTCCGATGATGACCTTGCCGTCGCAGAGCGGGATCAGGTCTCTCAGTCGCTCGACATGCCAATGCCAAGTGCCCCCGACAGGCCAGATGTGGTAGACAAGATTAGTCACTGGTCGGGACGCGAACGGGTTCGGCTCGGGCTTTCGTCTCTGTGACTCCGCGAACAGTTTGTTCTGCTCACTTGTTGGCTTGTCCCTTGGAATGAATGGACGACTAGCCGCAACTGCCACACGTCCGCTGCGGTATGCGGACAACGCTTTTTTTGGTGGCGGTTCCGCACCCGTGGCAACCGCCTCGTCGAACCACGCCTCGACTTTGGATCGAAGAATCCCTGTGTGGAGAACCGCGTCAGCCGCGATCTGTAGCCGCTGCCAAATCGTCTGTGCTTGCTCGGGGGCTCGCTCTACGATATTGCTGACGATCGATGCCTTTGCTGTCTGTGCCTGCTCGACGGTCATCTCGTCAAGCGAGGCGATCATCTCACGGCACGTCTCGCATGGTACTTCAATTCCTACCTCACGCTTGATGATCTCGGACAGCTTTGTGCCAATCTGAGACACAGCAATCTTGGCTCTCGGCCGTTCACTGAACTCTGGTGGATTCAGTTTCGGCTCTGGCGGTGCCGTAGCACCCAACCGCCCCTGCTCCCATGCGTTCCAATACGCCAGGCCTTTGTCAGTCTCACCACGGCACCGCTTGTGCCGTTCGACGCCTTTCAGCATCTGGTGCCGTTTGCAGTACCCAGCGATCGGACATTCACAATGTGGATTCATATACTACTCGAAAATCGTGATTCGCATTGATGTCGAGGTTGTCATTGAGCCGACTCCGCAGCAGCCGATACCGCCCTGGAAGTCGCCCTCGAAGATTATGTTGAGCGGTTCACAATCGGCTGAAACCAAACTACCGGCGAAGCTACAGCCGCCAGCACCGGATGCAGATAAAGACCACGCACCTGGACCAGAACACCCGAGTGTCATTTCAAATGGCTGATCGCAGTGAACGCCCTCACCATCCCACACCCCCGTTGTCGTGTTCGTGAGGACAACCAAAAAAGGGTTCGGACAGGTCGGGCAGTCAATCTCCACTTCGGCGAAAAGTGTTCTGGATAGTGGGCGGGGGCAGCACCCCGTCACTGCCGAACCGCCGCATGTTCCTCCGCACCACGAACAGTCGATCGATACGAACCACTCAGTGTCGTCTTGGTCAAAGAAGTTCCAGAACTGAAACACGGAAGGGCAGTTACCCTCCACGCTCATGTCGAACTCGGAAAGCGTCGAAGCCGGAACGATGCCAGCTTTCGGCAGCAGTTTCAGGCGGCAACATCGCGTAGTGCGTAGACGCAGCAGATCGGTGTAGAGCGTTTCGCCATACAACACGACAAGGCGAATCTTCACCTTATTCAGGTCCGCCCCCGTGCCGATAAACTTTGCCTCAATGTCTCGTCCGTACTGACGATTCACTCCGGAGTCTGATGGTCTCCCGTCAACGAATCCGATTGTTTCCCAGTCGGACGTTGACCAGTTCCACAACTTGAACTCGATCTGTGAGTCAACCCCGGTTGAACGTCCAACCCACTGAAACGACAATGGAACACCGAGTGATGACACATCAGATTCGTATTGAACATCAATGCCATCTGAAGCCCCGGAACAGTCGCAGTCCGTTGTCTCTTCGACACCGGCCTCCGTCGGCTCTGATGCTGGCATGACTGGTACGCCTTCACCGCTGCAATCGTCGCTGATCATGACCCAGGCGAGAGCGGCTTCGACTTCCTGAACCTGCCAAGTTGAGGTTCCGCCGCAACCGCTGCCGGAGTCGATAATGTGTTCGTCACCATCGCCGAACCGGAGCATCTTTTCCAAGTCGCACGTCAGCGTCCGTTCGTTTCCAGCATTGACCGTACGATTGGAAAACGGCCCGCCATCACCGCCCGCGAGTTGTACTGTCCAACCGTCGTACTCCCAAGACGCAGACCGGATTGCTTCGGTGGCTGACTCGTCGCAATTCAGGAACTCTGTATCAGACAGTTCTGCACAAACAATCTCGTTGGACCCTGTGAGTGTGAAGTCCCCTGTCGATGATCGGCTGTAGATGGACACACACAGGCATTTGCACATGCACTTGCAGCCACCACACTTGATGTTGCCGGATATGTCCAGCATCTGTGGCGGGGCGATCGTTAGTGTCCGCCCATCAAGCTCCCAAGTTCCTCCGAAGTTCTTACACGCTTCAGTCCTCTGACCAGCCCCGCATTCGTAGCTGGATGACGCCTCGTTCGGATCGATCGGTCGATAGCCGGATTCGTCCTTCTCTGGAATCTCCCAGAAGATGAAACACTGTTCGTAAACCACAGCAAGTCGGACATTGATCGCGACTGCCTCGTTGTCCCAGTAGACCGTCCCCCGGAATTGGATCGCGTCACCTATGTATGGTGACTCACCGGGAATCGCGCTGCCGCAGAAACGACTTAGCAATACGCTGCTCGAATCGTACGACCCGGTAGCAGACAGTGTTACGCACAGGTACTTCGGAATGCAACGACAGCAGTATTGTTGGACTTGAATCACGTCAGCCGTACTTGCTGCACGAGCGTCTGTAGGTGGCGCCCAGCACCCGCCGCAGCAGCAACCTGCCCCACCAACCCCTTTGGCTTTACCCATTGTCGGTCTCACATATCGTGCTTGGGCAACAGACCGTCAGGACGTTCCAGTACCACACTGGCGGATCGTACTCATCGGCAAAATGCGTTTCGGCCGCTTCGTCGTCCACCTTCATGAGTACCGCTTTCCCGGCCCGGCCGGTGAGTTCGACGTTGGGCTCGTTAAGATAGCAGCCGTCCGTGTCGAACACCTCGACAACCTCGTCGTTGAGAGTAGACCCGTACACCGTTCCGTCGAACGACCTCTGACGTATCTCAACTTGAGCCGACCGTGTTGTTGGGTCGGATGAGACAATCGCGAACGATATGATTTTAGTGCCAGAGCCCCCGCCACCGTCTTTCACGACGACGGCCACACCGTCGGCAGGTTGGTGGAGAACCCTCCAGCCGGTGCCACCTGCTGACATGTACCATTGACCGTCCACAGGACCCACCATGTCACCGACTGTTACACTCCCGTCGATCAGGACCTTACGCGGCCGGTTCCACAGTAGAGACTCGCCGAATGCCGACGCGGCAACAGTGACAGGGCCGTTGACAAAGAATAGTCCCTCACCCGCGTTTGGTTTGCTGGCTTTACTGACCGTGTCGAAGTCGTCACGAAGTTGCACTACACCGTAGGCCGGTACTGTTTCGTCTGAGGTGTTTTCCCACGGGATAGCCGCAGACAGATCAAGCTGTTGGCGATTACCCCTCCCGTATTTGTCAGTCGTCAAGGTCCTGTCTCCTCCTCGTCGCCGTACTCATGTGCCGCAGTTCAACCCCGGCCTGCAAGGCCCGGAGGTGTGCTACACGTTGTGCCCTCTTCGGCAGACCCTTGTCAAACTCGAAGTTGCTGCTGGCCTGAGTACGATTCACCGCGTGACCGTGCTCGCCGCAGGTCAGGACGTGCTGTACCTGCAGGATAGCACCGTCGCATCTGAGATTCAACTTCGGCTTGTTGTACGCGACGAACTGTCCCGCAGTCGCAGTGTACGTGCCAGCAACTGCTACGGCCATAGCGTCACCGACAGCTTCGATACTTGTCTCGTTTGTGGTAAAGCCAGTCACGACGTGGGATGTGTTGTATTCGACAACCGTCTCTGCTCGCAGATCATGCTTCACGGTGTGGTAGCCGTACCCTGTCGCGTCAACCTCTACGTCGTACTCGTAGTGACGCCATGCGAAGGTGGTTGTGTCACGAATACGAATGACCGCCTCTAGCCAGAGATCGGCCGGTTTGAACTCGTCCGTGTCTATGTAGTAGATCGGCTGGTGGAACACGATCATGCCAACATCACCGTAGAACTCTATCCCTCGGCCGGACACTTGGTCCGCGATAACTGTCGTTTCACTTCCCGGGATAACCGGGTTTGCGAGTTCGTCCGATTCACGCAGGTATTTCCCGTACACAACTGCCGGGGAGTACGACATATCCGGACGAACATCTTCTGTCTGCAGCAGTCTGTTACTGATCGGCAAAATGTCCGTCAGGTCGTTGAGCGTACCGGACCCATCCGGTATGTCCCACGTACCGTCCGCAAAACCCTTAACGCGGTACGCCCGGAAGACGTACGCCTGGGCCGCGAGCCTCTGCGGGTCAGTCAAGGCGACGATCGCTCCGTTGAGCGTGTGCGGAGGCACCTTGCCCCAACCACCGACCGGTGCGAACGACAGGTCGTCTATCGGCTGCCACGTCCCGTCCGTATCCAGCCCGATCGCTTCGAGCTTGAGCCGCACCTGTGCTACTGATGGTGCGAAGCAATTCCGGACGTACCGTGGTACGAGATTCACGTCGTACGTGTCAGACCCCACGAAGCGGTCTGTTGTAGAAAGGGTCGCTCCGGAGCCGAGCCGGACAATCGTGACAGCCTCGGTACCATACCCGAGAGCGATCGAGAACCCATGTTCTGAGAGAAGCACTTCTGCTGCCTTGACTACGTCCTCGCACTCCCATGATACGGGCGGGTAGATGTCTGTCGGCAGCACGGACACATCAGCCGAAGTCTCGCCAAGGGCGTCCAGCAGGATCGTCGCAAGCTGGCGAAGGTTCTTCTGCTTGGCGGTGACATACTCGTTCGTGCGGATCACATTGTACTCACCGCTGATACCAGGTGCGTACTCCCACAACTTGCGGCGGTCGAACACCTTCAGGAGCATGTACCGCCCGTCGTCCGTTAGACGTAGCGTACCGAGGTCAACAACGCAGTTGGGAAGCGTGATGGTCACACCGTCCCAATACATTGTGATCGTGCCTGACGTAGCGATGCTTGCAGACTGGGGATTGAACCGCAGCATCGCTACGTCCGGAGTCCAACCCACGCTCTGCGTGTATGTCAGTTCGACCGGGCTGGATATGCTGCTGAACGACCAGGTCATTGTCAGAACTCCGATACACTAGGTAGATCGAAGGCTGAAAATCCAAAGTCAGTTGTTGCCTCCATGAAGTACTTCCACGACGTAGCAAACATCTCGTTGCCGCCCACGACTTTGTCTCGTGCTGTCTCGAACGTACGGACTCGCATCTCGCCGTGCTCAATACCCGGGAACAATGGCTCCGCTGGTGGGTACCAGTCCTGTCGTCCAATGTTCTCACCTTCCTGCACGTACCAGAAGCTCGTAGCTGTCTGAAGAATTTGCAGTTCGGGGGTCCCGACTTCGCGTGGGCTGTATCGCCACTTCGGACCACCGGTACCACGGATCGTTACCCGCTCACTCCAGTCGTACAGCCCGTCGCCTACACGAATCTCCGCTCGAAGTACGATGTAGTACGTTCGTCGGTCGACGTACTCGACTCGGCCAGTCCAAGGCCCGTTCATGAATGACGGCGGGACTTCTACCTTGGTGCCGCCGAATGTCTCTGCGTTGGTGACGATGTGCCGGGTAGGTGTCGTACCGTCATCGTGGTACAGGCCGAAGTCCTGGTAGTCCACGTTGTACGCATCGGTCAGTGCCTGCAAAGCCGTGGTCAGGTTGGCCTTGGTCGTCTCATCGTCGGTATCGAACGGGACTATCTTCACGCCGATGATCGTGTACTCAATCATGTCGCCCATGCGACGGTTGAACTTGTCGAAGATCCCCTGGACTGAGGTGCGTACCATCACCTCGTCCTGGTCGTGAGAGTAGCTGCCGTACTTGAATATCATAATGACCACCTATCGAGGTCTGACGAGTTTCCTTCGAACTGCTGGTACGACCGGGCGACAAACGCCTCCGACGATTCCAGTTGCAGGTCCGCAAGGTCAGCTTTGATTTCCCGTGTGGGTACTCTCCGCTTTCGAGGTGGTAATTCTAACTGCTCGTCGACCGCTGTGAATAGATCTCTGTACGACTCTTGAAAAGCTGGCGGTACTGTGATCGTCACGTTCGACCGGGGAGATGGGCTGGCCACAGCCACGACAGTGTCTTTGTTTCGTACGCTCGCTGGCAGTCCTGCGATAGTGTCGAGCATTCTCGGCGTGGCTACCCGGGCCATGAAAGTTTCAGGTGCCATGACCTTGGCGTCACCGACAGCGAATGGTTGCGTTGAGGATGGTACGGCTTCTCGGCCGGGCTGACGCTCGGCAGGTCTGAGCCCTGCTGGGACTCCCTGCTGCGGCTCTACTGGCCTCGGTGCCGCTGGTCGTTGAACTACAGTCTCGCCGGGGCGGACGGCTGCGGGAGGCCCTTCTGTGGCTTCTGATGGTGCGACCTCGGCTGGCTTGCCAAACTCTTTGGCCGGTGCTACAGGCGAAGCGGCGGCACTGGTGTCGTGGCCGGGCGTTGTGATGTTGACCGGCATACCAACCGTGGGTATGCCTGTGCGGGGATTAGCCGAGGCACCGACTACTGCGTCTGTAGGCAATGGACTGGCTGACGCTCCGGTATCTACCGGCTTGAACTTCCACTGAGACGGAGTACCACTCGCTGTGTCACGCTGGGCTGGACGGGCATCCGGGACTGCAGGCCCCGCTGGAACAACCCCCTCCTGTGCAACACGCTCGATCGCTATCCGGTCGAGCAGTTCCCGTGGCCGGGTCATTGGTGGTTCTTCGGCCGGAGCTTCCGCCAGCAAACGGATCAAATCGGCGATCTCGTCCATAGTCGACAATCCAATCCAACAGCTTTTTGTTTCTCAGGAAGATAGGGTCAAACGACATCGTACCCGGGTTGTCACGGTACGTCCAGTAGTGCCTCCAGCATCTGGCCCACCTGTCTTCAGACAGGCCGAGCGGGTCGGCCCAGTGACGCTTGACGCAGCCTGACTGCGTCTCGCAAGGGAGCCGTGTCCCACGAGGTAGAGGCGTGGGTTGCCCGCTCGGCCCGATGTAGATCGTACCCCTCTCATGATCGACACACCATTGACGGCATGTCGAGCACGGCAGTTCACTCAGCCCCGGGTTCAACACGACGTGTAGGTACACAGAGTCGTGTAGATCCTGGAAGTCCTGTTCTTCTAGTTTGGACGTGTAGCCCAGCACAACTTGAATAGCTTCGGACTTGTGCTGTTCGAACAGCCCGTCATCGCCCTCGACCAGATGTTCTCTGATGTACGACACCTGCTCGTCGAGGTTGTACGTCTTCCACATCTGCTTGTCACGCCAGAGCATGGGACGAGCGTAAAGCCCGTCCGTGACCTCAGTTGTGAACCCATCGTCGAGATGCTCTGGTATCATCCGCTGACCTTCACGATGTTGAACGCCGCAGTGCTTTCCTGACGATGTGCTTCCCATGTCATAGGGAGACGAACTTCCTCAAGAGCACCTTCGATCGACGGTGACTCGGGGTTGAGAATGCCCTTCGGAATGTTGATCGTGAAACTGTCTCCACCGTTCGTGATGACCAGTTCCTGCTGAACTCCGGTTGCCGTATCGCGGTTGTCCCAGAAGTAGTCCTTTGTCCCACTGATGTACGGGGACGACACGGCGAGCAGTGTCTGACGCGGACCAGGGCCTACGTCGGTGACGGTGTTGCTGGAGTTCCAGGACTGCACGAGCTTGTTGTCGATGACAAAGGCAAACCTGTCGAGATCTACAGCGGTCGTAGCAATCTCATATGTCGTGCCGGGGAACGGGAAGATGTTATCGACAGTCCCATCGACCCATGACGTACCGCTGTCTTCAATTTCGTCTTCAGCAATCCACGTACACTCTGCAGAGATCGGCAGGGTACCGACTTGGCCGCGGAGGATCATCCGGGCCATGCGAGCGTTCGTGTACTTGTGAACGGCTGCGACTTTGTCGATGATGATCTCGGACGTAGCCACCGTCTGGTTGGCTGTGTACGTGTTCGTGGCGAGTGTCGTACCGGCCAGTGGCAACAGGTACTCCAGGATCGGACGGGTCACGTCGTGGAACGTGGTGAACTGGATCTTACGTCGGCCTGCAGCAGTTCGCTTATCCAGCGGGTCCCGATTACCGCAGATCGCGTCTGGGTTCTGCACACGTTCAAACGTGGACTGATCAAGGAACTTGGCGAAGCAGTACTTCGACCCGCCGAGCATCATACGAGCATTGATTGCAACTGAGATTGTCATCTGTGGTTCCTGACCATGACTTGGAATGTGAACATTGCGACTTGCTGTTCATGCCTGATCAGACTCTGGGCCTCTGCTGGCACACGCTTTAACGGGTGGACTACGTATGGATCATACACTGCGGGGTCCGCGTCCTGCAAGAAAGGATTCGGCACTGTGGTAAAAGCCAGCCGGGTGGCAACCATCCAGTCTGTGTATGTACGGATCGGCCCGTCTGTCTGGTACGGGCTGCTGTCCAGAAACTGAATGGCGATACGATGAACTTCGTCGTCCGCACAGTTCAGCCCGGCACCGATCGTGGACTCGACGGGGAGGATCGAGACACGAATACCGGGTAGGATCAGGTTCTGCAGGCCGTTCGACGCCCGGAGTTGGTTACCGCCGTCTACGACTTTCCAGAGCCGAATTGCCTCGGGCTTTACTGGTCGGACTCGTTCGCCTTCGCTTGCCACGAACGTATTGTTAGCAGCCATCGTTTTGAGGATGGTCAGCGTTCGGTTAGCGATGTTGAACTCGGGGCTTGCCATCAGTTCATCACCCAGCACTTATCGCCTGCTTCCATGCGGTGTGGGAATCTGACCGTGACCTCTTCACCGGTGCGTTTCAGCCGCACGATGGTGATCAGATTCTTGTCTTCATTCACCCACTTCTGGGAGATGACTACAGCTTCCATTCTAGTCAGCATTTTCGACGGCCCTTTGAATCATGACGTTCTTGGCGGTCTCGGCGAGCCGCAACCGGTCGGGTAAAGCACCCTTCCAGTAAAACTCATAGTTGGATTTTTTTGTCGTCATGTACCGTTCACCACTGAAGACAAACATGTCATATCGACGGACAAGCTCGTCGACTAGCTGGTCTGTGGCGTAGACCTCAAGTTCCCGAGGCTGTGACGTATCCGACATCTCGGAGTCGTAGGCCGTACCATTGAGCGGCAGGGCCTTTATTTCGTACAAACCGGCCGTCTGATGCTTTCGCGTCATTGAACGCTTGAGCCAGACGACTATTAGACACGAGACGCTCAGTATGCCCGCCAACCAAACGAGTTCCGTACTCATCTTCACACAACCTTTGTAGAAGCACAGCCATTGGCCCGTCAGCCACGTCGATGTGCGACGAAGCTACGTACGCCACGTCGGTCACGGTAATCGTCGAATCACTCACCCGACACGTTGTCGAGGTAAGGCGTTCGAGCACCCGCACTTCCTGACAGTCCCGGTTAAACTCCAGAGTGGTACCCGGTACGTCGCCGAAGTCGCCTGTCGGTTGGTACGTGCCCGTTGAAGCTACGCGAAGTACAGCCCCGACGAATAGGGGCGTAACCACTTCATCCGAAAACGTCGCCACGCCTCCGCTGAGTGTAACTGTTCCACGAGATTCTCTAACAAGGACGTTGGTCGGTCTCCGGGCCACGTACATGTACTGAAGCGAGGTACGGCTGGTCTGCTCCGTCGGCAGCCACATGTTCCACCGCTGGGGGTTCGAGCTATCAGCCACGAGAGCGTAGCAGGTAGGCAGTGCTGGTGACCAGGCAAAGCCCTCCTGAATCTGGAACGCCTCAAGCAGGTTGAGCCGCTGAAGCTGCATGTTCTGTGTGCCCTCCAGGACCTGTACCACATCTCCCACGTCCTGCGGGAGAGGGTACAAGACCTGTTGGATCAGATAGGCTTCATCGTCGAGATCGTCCTCGGGATGCTTGCCTTCGAACAGTTCGATGATCGTATCGCTGATACGCCGATAGATCGGGTACCAGTTGTGGTCGATACGAATGTGCTGGATCGTTGCATCTGTCGGCCACGTTGCATCTGTCAGTGTGACTCGACGGGTGTCGTAGTCAAAGTCGACCGTGCCTGTCTTCTGTCCGGCAAACGTGACGAGTGTGCCCATGCGGTGGAAGTACGCCCAGTCGTGCATGCCGAGCAGGCGTGACCAGGCAGACAACACCGCGGTGCGTACCTTGCCTTCGAGAAACCCCCCGAGCGGCGAGTCAATCATAACGGCAATGTGGCTCATCATGTCGGAGACAGTGATCATTCGCCAAACACTTTCTTTGAAGCCTCTTCGATACTTGTAGCCGTAGACATCACGTCGTCAGCGGTCACCACCTTGGTGTGCTTGTGCGTGATCTCTTCCTCAAGGTCTTTGTCTGTCGCCTTCTCGTACCCCGGCAGTTGGCGGTACTCTGCCTTGTATCGAGCCATGACGTTATCATTGATCAGGACCTCCTGTGGTTTAGGCGGTGCCTGTACCGGATGCACTTCCCAATCGCCCTCGACCTGCTCGTTACGGGCACGCATTGCCTTCTTCACATCGGACAGTGTGTGCTTGTGCGTTACGATGCAGTCCGGGTCACCCGGATACTTGGCCAGGCCACGGTAGACTACCGCGTCTTCTGGTAGGTTCTCACCTGTCTTGGCCTTGTAGTTCTGGCGGTACAGGTTCAGCATGGGCTCGCACCCGCGGAACTGCTCAGTCACACTTTTGCTGTTGGCCTGCACGGTACGATCGTCGATGCCTGTGCGAGGAGGACTCTGTGTCGCGAGCATTGCTGCCATAGACACAGACTGTCCTTCCGCAAGCATCTTCTCGAACCAGGCCACAGCGTCAGGTCCTGACTCCTGAACTGCAGCCCATTCGAGGTTCTCCCGCATGGTCGGAAACCGGCTCATGGTGAGGATTCCGTAACTTCCGCAGATGGTACCTGCTGGTTGAGCAGGTCCTGGAAGGACGGAATCGGTGTGGCTGGAGTTTGTACCACGTCCTTCTCAAGCACCGGGTGTAGCTCACCAGCAACGACGGGTGCTCCAGCTTCTGCCGCAGTTACCGGAACCGCACCAGGGATGTCTGCGACCTTCCAAGGCTGTCCGTTCAGCGTTACACGCACACCGAGGTTGAACTCAAGACTCATGGCTTGAGCCACGTCGCCGGGCGATCCATCACTCGTTAGATCCAATGTCAACATCACTTACCTCCACTGGCGGCTTTCTTCTTCGCCGCTTCAGCCTTGATTGTCTCCTGCTCCTGGAGATGAATCATGTTCTGCAGGTGAGCTTGTTCCTGCAGCATCAGCTTCTGCTGATTGAATACTTCGTTCCACTGCAGCTTCTGGGCGGCTGCGGGGGCAGCACCCTGCTGTTTGTACTGGGCATCGACGAGTCTTGCAACCGTCTTAGCCTTGATCTCTTCTGTCTCGGCCTGAGTCTTCGCCGTCTCGATCGACTGCAACTGCTGTTGCATTTGCTGCATGGCTGGATCGACAGGTGGAGTCCACTCGCCAACAAACAGATCCTCGACGTTTCGCATCTCCATCGCCTTGGCAAACTTCGCCACGAAGGCGTTTGCTGGTTCGGAGTTGCCGGACATCTTTCCGTATTCCTGCAAGTAGGGTAGCCAGAACGGGGCCAACCGTTCAAGGTCAGCCATGTCTTTCTCACGATTGGGACGACGCATGTCCGTAGCCTCGATCCACACCTCGACCTCTTTGGTCAGCGTGACGAAGTCCATCGTGCCAAGCAGTGTGTCCCAAGCCATGCTGCCCCAGTCGCCGAGCAGGCTACGCAGTTGTTCGCCTCGCTTGTACAACGCACACAGCCACAATTCTTTCGTGCTGGTGTTGACAACGAACTGATGAACGTCGGTAGCCATCTTGTCAGGACGTACGTTAGCCGCGGTCTGACGGGCGGTCACGTCCGACGTAACACGAGCCTGCTTCTGGCTGATGCCGTAGTGGATGTCGTCGAGCCCTGTTGCCATCTGGAACTGGTTGTCAAGGTATTGAATCCATTCCAGCAGGTTACCTTGGACCTCCGGCCGTTGCACGAAGGCTACGATGTCAGTAATGCCCATGCTGGACGCGGAATTGATCTTGATGATGGCGGGGTTGTTCTCTCCTTTGACAGCAGACTCAACCTCTTCGGCGTACGCTCCGTTGACTGCGATGATATCGCGTCGTCGGTCCCACGACATCTGCAGATGGCTGACGAGCAGGATGTTCATCGCGAGCAAAGAGCCGATGCCTGGGCCGAGGACAGCCATAGGCCAGCATGTGCCAACAACCGGGTAGAAGTCCAGCACCTCGACCGGCCACTTGCGGTCACGCCACAGTTCGAACACAGATCCGAACTTGGACGTACGCCATTTCATGGCTTCGAGGATCTGCTCGGCGCCGCCCATGTTGACGAGGCCGGGTGATAGGTTCAACGGGTGCGGCAGGTTCCGCGTGATCGCGAGATAGCAGTAGTCCCCAGTCAGTTGGTCGAGGGCTTGACCAAGCTGTGCCTGTACGCCAGTGACACGGGCTCCTACCCCGCCGATAGACCAGACCTCGTACCACTCGATCTGATCGAGGTACATGGTCTTGCCTTCGGGCTCGGCCGTGTTGTACCGGGCAACAAACTCGCTGGAGATGTGTGTGCCTCGGCCCTGCAGATACCCGGGTGGATACCCAAAGCGGCGTTCAACTACCCACGCTGGCTCGACGTGGCGTCGGCTGATCCATCGTACATCTCGCCATGCGGGGTCCTTAGCGTCTGGATCGACGAGGAGGTTGTCGACCGGGTCATAGAACGTGCCGATTTGAGGCTCTCCAGTAGATCGGTCACTGTACGTCTCAGTCCAACCGCAGCCCCGCCCAGTAACAAGTGCGTCCTGGATGATGAGTTCATTGTCGGTCTTGATTCCTCCTGGGTGGTTCTTGGCCAGCGATTCCAACACGACCGTAGCGAGACTGTTGCGTAGCTGGCGCTCGCCCTGTTTTGCCTGTTGGGCTTGGTCGATCTGCTGCAGCATCTGCTCGTCCATCACGCCAAGCATCTGGGCGATGCCTGTCTGGTCTGGCATGTCGGACGATCGTACCTCGCGTGACGGGTTTTGCCAGTACAGCGACGGCCCGATGATAGCCACAAGTTCAAACGCTTTGTTGAGCGATACCATGAACTGTGGCTGCGTGACCTGTGGGTAGAACTCCTTGCGGAATGCGTCCTCCCACATAGCCTTCGCAGATGAACCAAGGAACTGACGACAGAGCTTGGCCATGACAGAGAATCGCTCTTTGCTTTTCTCTGCGGCGGCAATGCGTGCATACCATTGGGACACCATAGGTCCGAGAAGGTATTGCTGTAATTGCTCTGTCGTTGGTTCCATGATCAGCCTTTAAGATTCAGGGCGGTCCAAAGACCTCGTGGTGACCAGCACCCTTTCTCGCGGTAGTTCTTATTGTCCAGCTTCGGATCACCGATCATGCACACGCCGGTCAGGTTAGTGAACTTCGCACCGATGTGGTTGATGTATGCCAGGTTGGCCATGTTGTCTTCGGCAAAGCTGACGATCACCGCCGGGGCGGGTACATCCATCTGGGCCTGGCTGAACCACCACACTGGATCGCCGATAGCGACCGTCACGTCGACACCGTCTATCTTGACGGTTCGCATGAGTTGTTTAGCATCCACTGGGAACTCCTCTGGGGGTTATGAGCCGGAAAACGGCAGTGTAACATCCGGCGTTGTCAAGTCAAAGCCAGATTTTCTTGACTACGGTAAGCCCAGTACGATAGGGCCTTTGTCGGTTTTCTTGTTCTGCTTGAAAATTCCGTCCAGGAACTTGCGGTCAGCGTCCCACATTGCCTGGCCGGGGTCTAGGGCGGCAGGCCCGGGCGGTGGGGCGAGGAATGTCGGCTCGAACCCTGCATAATATTCCATGCAATCGAGCACGTCATGGGCCTGCCCTTTGGCGATCTTGTCCTGGATAGCGTCTCGTGAAACTTCCTTGAGCGTCTCTTCGAACTCTTTGACCAACGCCGGGCACATGTGGGGAACTATCCGAAGTCGCGGCCTGCCACAGTTTCGACCCCGAAGCAGAGCCCTCAACTTCAATGATCGTGTTATCCAAACTGTCTCACCGCGAAGGAATAGGTCCCCGGTGACTTGGCATCGCAAGCCATACGTCCGGAAGGGCTTTGAGTATTCTTCAAACACTGTGTGTCCCGCCCCCATGCTCGTCTGGTTGCCAGCCTTCGAGTCGCCGATGAAGCGAGCATACCGTCGGCCTGGGTCTGCGGCTACGACACGCTTCGCCATCTCTAAAGCGTTGAGCCGCGGCACAGCCATCTCGCGAAACACGATATGGTATGGCTCGTCCTCGTCCCAAAACTCCTTTGGCGGTATCGCTACCCAAAGCATTGCTGGGCGCGTAGTGCCTGGGTCAAGGATGAGATCGACACACCAATCGCTCGGTACATTCCAGTTCAGCTTCCGCATCGCCTCCGTGACCTTGTCATTTAGCGGGCTGTTATCTCCGTAGTTGACAACGTGAAAGTTCTTGTCGAACTCTGGGTACGCCACGACCGAGCCGGTTGCAAACTCCCCGTAGTATCGGGCTTTGATTTCATCCTCGCTCCATCCCTCGAATCGCTTACGTCGTTCTTCGTCATCCATGAACGGGTTCTTCATGGCGTTGAATACGAAGTTCTCCACGTCTTGGTGCGTGCGTACGCCGCGGGACACTTCATCCCTTTGGTTGACCGCTCGCTTCCACATCTGCACGAGGGCCGCACATGTCATGTCTGGCCACGCTGTCCAATACAACCGGCCCTTTCTGTCTGACAGTCGACTCTGCCATTCCGCCAAGTGACTGGAGTACTTGATATCCTCGTCCAGCCATATGAGATTTACGGGATCGCCCCTTTTCACGTCGCCACTGGACGCAAAGCCGTAGCACTTAGATCCGTCTTTCATCTCGATACTTGTGAACTCGTGGGCGGCTTTGTTCTGCCACACCTCAAGCGTTATCTCGGATGGCGGGATCAAAGGCGGTGCCGGAAACCTCTCGTCAACCGGAATTTTATCGTCGCCCTCGATACGGCCGGGTTGCCATGCCCGCCACAGACCGGTCTGCTTGTCACGTACCATGTCGAACGCACCCGGACGACACAGCAATCGGTATAGCGTTTGGCCGATATGGGCTAGGTTCATCCCGATCAACCAAGCCGTGATCGGCCGCTTCTGCCAACCCGGTTCTCGCATGTCGTGCTTGGACCCATCGGCGAAAGTGACCGGTTTGTTACGTAGGTATGAAGCTACCATCGCGGCAACGATTACGGACTTGCCCGATCGTGGAGCCCCTTGAACAAGTACCTCGGATGCCCTGCTGGTAACAACTGCTTCCTGGTATATGGTCGGGCGGAATATCTCCAGGGCGTCGAGCTTGGCCTTAGCCACCTTTGCCGCGGCGGCTACCCCTTGTTGGAGGTCCCGACGAGACATGAGCGATTGACGGATCTTGTTCGCTAGTTCTTCTGACATTTTCTCTCCTCCCGGGCGAGTCTGCTCGCGTGTTGTTTCGCCCTGTATACCGGGTCGGCCCAACGGGCTTTAGCCTCAGCTTTGTAGTCCCTGCGTGCCGCGGCTTCTTTCAGCTTAGCTATCGTTTCCGGCGATCTGACAGCCCCGGTATGCCTTGCGGATATCGCAGCCTTGTGCTCGGCGGACATGTTGCCCTTCTTCATTTCGGACAAGTGTCTTTTTGTTTCTTCAGAGTGCTTGAACCCCTTGCTTGCTTTAGAAATCCTAGCCTTCGTTTCGTCGCTGTGCTTCCGACCACGTTGGCCTGCGGACATCTTCTGACGAGTCTCCTCCGATATGGGTCCTCTACGCGATGATGCTTCCCGCATCTTCTGCCTTGTTTCCTCGCTGTTCGTCTTGGCTCTCAGCTTAGCGATCGTCTCAGGCTTGGCTTTCTTGCCGGTGCGAGTCTGAGACATCTTACGCCGTGTCTCTTCAGACGCTTTCTTCCCACGGTTTGCTTCTGCCAGTTTACGCTTTGCGGACTCGCTCAATTTCATGCCACGGTTAGACTCCGCGATGCTTCGTACATTGAACCCCTTGTTGGGGTCGAAAGACTTGTAGTAGTCGAGGTACACCTGCTCTTGAGCAACACAATGCTCGGGCAGACAGACTTCGGCTACTGAGAAAGAGAACGCTTCTTCTCCGTACAGGTTCCAAGCGGCTTGGATGTGCTGGTTCGGGTGACAACCTCTCCGTAGTTTTCGCAGGTGCTGGGTCCATCGTTTGGTGAGACTCACCGCCGCACTGCCTACGTACCGCTTTCCGTTTGCGGAGCAGAGTATGACGTATACGCCGGTATTCACAAAATACCTCCGTACTGATTCTGTCGAGCCAAGGCGTTGTAGGCCGCACCGGCTGCGAGTGGCCTGAGAACACTCGGTACAGCCTGTGGACGCATCGGGTTCATCGTTGACACGAGTGGTGAGTCACCCGCCGCTGCACGAAACGTCGGCTGCTCGACCTGCTGTACCAGTGTGGTTGGGTTGATCGGCACCCGCTCGCCGTCGATGGCACGGATACGCATCTGGTTGATCAAGTCTTGATCCCAGATGGCGTAGTTGTACGACCCCGGTGTAGCGTTGGACAGGTTCTTCATGCCGGGCACACCGGCCTCGCGGAGGCCAGCCGTCTCGGCGAGTGTTGCGTATGACGGGGTGTTACCCATGAGAAGATCTGCAACCATGCTGCCTGTCGCATTACCGTCCCGAAGCATGCCCGTTCGGAACCCGAATCGATCCCGCATCTCGACCGTCAGCCGTTCGGCCTCGTCATTAACCTTTCGGTACTGCTCCCTCAGATTTTTGAGTTCATCATTGGTGAAGCCCCAATCGCTGGGTCTTGCCCCCGCACGTACGCGAGCCTCCCGCATCTGATTGTTAATGGCCAACGACTGGGCCTCCAGTTCTGTCACCCTATCCGCCATGTCCATTCCCGGCATGGAGGCGATAGCCGACTGTACGTTCTGAGGCTGGTCAGCCATCCGGGCCTCCCACTGCATGAACCGGTCCTTCGACCCGGTCGGCATGTCAAGCTGGTATAGTTTTGCTGAGTACGGATTGTCGCCGAGCTTCTTGGCTATCTTACGTGGCGAAGGGGGCACCGTGTGTCTCCGCACGCCACCCACAGACACGTCGGGGTTGGATGGGTCTACGCTGCGTACGTCAACGCTCCACCCTAAGCCACTGTCGGCCCTGTTGAACGCCTCAACCCTGTCCAACACGCCGAAGCCGTCTACCAAAGACCCGGGCTCGAAGTACTTCTCCATCGCTTCCGGCGAACTAAAATACTCTTGGTTCATACGCTCCTGGGCCATGTTGCGGTACTTACCGCTGGTAACGGCCTCATCCGCCACATACATGCCCGGGCCATAGGCGTTGTTACCCTCCCCGGTCTTCAGTCTGCTCGTGTCAAACACTCCGTATGGATGCTCCGGTGTCGCCGAGGCTGACCAGTCACGCCCGCCGTGGAACACCGTCTCACGCTCTGGCGTGTACCCCAACAGCTTCATCGGGTTCTGCTCGGCAACACTGGCCGCGGCCGGGGCAACATCGTCTACCGTCGGACGGTACACCCAGTTACTGTCTACCTGCTCGTAGCCCATGTGCTGCAGCTTCGCCGCAAAGTCCGGGCTGATCACTTCCTCCGCTACGATAGGCTTCCCGAACCCTCTGAGATAGTTGTGCAAAGATCGGTACGCACCGCTACCTGGCTGTCTCGCTTCGATACTCGCCACAGTTATCGCATCATCGATCTTCTCTTTACCCAATTGCCGGGCACCGCGTCTCATGTAGAGACGGTCAAACATGTCGTTCTCTGGTACATCAAATGAGGTTCTGCCCCCGATGAGGTCCTCTGGTAACGGGCCGGATAGTTTGGCGTCCAGCGTGGACCGTACCATGTCATCGAGTGGGTTCACCATCTCATCCGCCTGCCGTGCCAACACTCGCGGGTTGACGTAGCTGTACTTCCCGGCCTCGCGTAACGCATTCACAGCGTTCGCCTGTCGTGCTGCCTTACCGCCTTTGATGGCACGCAGCACAGCCCCGCCGCTGACGAAGTTCATCGGGTCCAGTGCTACCTCGGCACCGAAGCCAAGTACGTCCTTGACACCCTCCGTCGGGTCGGACAGCCAGCCGGACATACCGGTCTCTTTGTTCGCACCGAGTAGTGGCCGTAGTACGTCGCGGCCGGACGCACGGTTGTCCCCAGAGAACGGTGTCATCCACTGGTCAAAAGGGTTCTGCCCGGTCAACAGGTCTCGTACAGACGAGCCTGGCAGATCGAGTAGGTTGCCAGCGTAGCCAAGGAGTTCAAGCGGGTTTACCATCGATCAGCACCTCTACCTTTGGCTGGCTATCAAGAATGTCCAATGCCTTACCGGCCGCTTCTACTACGGCCTGCGGATCGAATTGTAAGATGATGTCGAGGATCTTGCTACGGAACTCTTTGTCGACCTCGATTTGAATTATGGCAGCCTGTGCTGCGATGGCAGACAGGTCACTGTCAGATATCCCGTCAAGTGGATCGCCTGTCTCGCCGACCAAGCTGTCTCGGTCCTTGGCGAGCTTGACCAACGTGTCATACAAGCCACGCAGGACTTTGTAGTCCACATCATGGAACGCCCGCTGTTCTTCGTTGAGATGGTCGCCCCGAATTCGTTTCAGATCGTCGACCATCATCTTGCCAAGCTGGTCTGCCCCGCCAAGCTGTTCCATCGCAGCCTCGGCGATATCCAGCGTTAGTGGCCGACCGGCTTTGCGTACCTCGGCCAGTGCCTCCTTAAAGCCTCGCTGTGGCACCTTAGACGCGACGGTAGCAATCGTCGCAGCGGTTATGACTTCATCTTCGCAACTCATACAGAAACCTCTGGGGGATACGTTCTGCGGGCTCGCAGGCAGGCCACACACGGCACAGATGACCTTGCCTGGGAATACCAAAGAAAAAGGCAGGCAGTGTTGGCTGCCTGCCTTAGTGTCGTCACTGGTCGTCACGAGAATCACTTCTGCGTGATGGGTTTGAGTGGTACGGCGATAGGGTTACCGCTGTGTACCGTTTGGACCGTCGAGCCGGAGTGGATACCGGCGGGAGGAGATGCTGGCTGCTGAACCATTTTAGGATCACCGCCTTTCACAGCCCGTCGCCGGGCAAAGAGCTATCAGGGCTTCACGGCTGCGAATGCTGACCGGAAGTAGATTCGTGCAAAGTTGCCGGAAGTGGCTGCTTCATTGGCTTTGCCACAGTGACCGATTGGGTTCGTACCCGCGGTACCGTCGACGAAGAGTCCGTTGGCTGCGGTCTGGACTTCTGCGTTGGCAGTGATACCGCCAGCGGCTGCCTTGACCTTGATAGGTCCCTGGATAACCAGCCAGAAGTATGCACCGTCAGGGATCGTACCAGAGACGAACGGGTCTGCGACGCCGTCACAGATCGCGTTAGCACCCGATAGTGCATCGACTTCTTTGCCGATTTTCCCGGACTTGTATGTATACCCAAGGCCCGGTGTCAGCGTCCCGCCTTTGCTGTTTTTGCACAGCACTGCGTAGACTGGCGTACCGGACAAAACATACGGTGCGTTCGGGTCCGTTCGATCCTGGTCCTGGAAGCAAGCAATCTGCCCCAGTGCCCGATCGTCGGAGATTACGTTGTACTCGCCCAGAGGCTGTTGGATGGTAATAGTCATCTGAAACTCCGTAGAGATTGAATTCGAAAGAAAGGAGGCCCGGCCGAAGCCGGGCGTCACTTATGATCAGGCAGTCTCTGACACGAAGCGGCAGAGGTACTTTGGCAGGAATTTGAAGTTGCCGTAGGTGCTGATGTAGTACAGGTATCCAACGTGTGGGATGCTGTACTCAGGACCCATGACACCGTAGATGTCGTTGTGCAGGAAGAACGCTTCCACGTACTGTGGCAGGTACATGTAGGCTTCACCGACAGGGATGGCGTAGTCCATCATGTAGACCATACCGTCGACCTGAAGAGTCTCACCTGGGAAACCGAGATCGCCGTCGCGGAACGGCATGATCTGTCGGTTGTTCTGGCGGAAGCTGTCCTTGAAGTCCGTGAACATTTCGGACGCCATGCAGACGTTCGGCTGAGCACCGACCATTGATTGACCACCGCGGTGCAGCATTGCTGTCTGAGCATAGCTGGTTGCAGCGATGGCGTTTGTTGCCCAGTCGGTTGCACCAGTGCCCCAACCAGTTGCAGCGTAGTTGACGATCACTGGTGAGGTGCCATCGTACTCGCTTGAGCCCTGACCGAAAGGCCAGTCCTTCGCAAGGTTAGCGTTCGGCTTTGTGGCCATGCCGCTCGACCAGGTTCCACCAAGGTTACCCAGCACACAGGACTGACCAGCGTAAGTACCGTCCGGCTGGGCGATCAAGTCCGCAGCACCGCAAGTACTTGCAGCGTACGACAGTGGGGTCTTGATACCCGCGAAGTCGTAGGCGTTGGCCGATACGTTGCCGTCTTTCCAGTAAGCGTTGCAGAGGCGTTCCTGCATCGCCTGAGCGAGTTCTTTGCTCTTGCGAGAGTAGCGGTCACTGATCTGCTCAGGAGCACCCTGAGCCTGCAGGAACTCCTGCTCTGGCAGGAAGTCCGACCCGCGGTAGCCTTTGATACCGATGTAGAACTGAATGTCCGTGTCGGTGTTCGCGAACTCGATCGGCTGATTGTCGACGCTTGGCAGCACCTGCGGTTGCTTAACGCGAGCGTTCCAGACCTGGCTGTGAGACCGGGCGTTGAACGTCATTGAGCCGTACTTACGCAGGTTGTAGAAGGTCAGATAGTTTCGGACAGTGAGGTCCGATACTTCTTTCCAGTAACGTGGTGCCAAGTCGCGGACAGAGTTGATATGCCCTGTGACTGATGGCGGGACGAGACTGTGAGCCATGATTTACTCCGATTTGGTTGTCACTGCAGGCCGATGGCTTGCAGTCCCGCAAAAGTTGGGAACCCCTGGTTGTCCAGTGGCACTCCCCGCTGCTGCGGAGGTACTGAGTTATTGAGAACTGTACCCGCGGCGTTAAAGCTCGGGTCAGACACAGGAGGGCGTTGAAGGGCCTGCTGTAGCCACGGCTGTGGAGGCTGAGGTGGTGCTGCAGGCTGTGTGCTCTGAAGATAGGCCGAGGCTGCCATGCTGGCGATCTGATGGGCTGCTGTTGGGTCGGTCACTCCCGAGTTCGCTGCTAGGTCCCACGCATCGCGATAGGCGGCTCCGGCTTGGGTAGGTACTCGTGTCCCAGCAGGATCTGTCGTCCACAGTTTGGCCTCGTGTTCTTTGATCCATGTTTCGTGTGGCTTCGGAGTCATCGCCGAGAGTTGTTGCTCAAGACGCTGGTTTCGCTCAAGCACCTGCTTCATCTGCTCCTGCAGAGGACTCAATGCCTGCTCAAACACATCCTTGCCGTACTTCGAGATGAACGCTCTTGGGTCTGCGAGTTCAGCCTGGCGAGCTTGTGCTTCCAAAGCCTGGTTGTTCAACTGCTGTGCAACTTGTGTTGCCAGCGGGTTGGTCGCTACCCACTGTCCGTTCTGCAAAGCCAGCCAGTTGTTCTGCTGGAAGACCGTAGCCATCTTGGTCAGGTCATCCGCAGGCACAGCCGGTGTTGCTGGCGTTGCCGGTTGAACAGGTGCCGCTGGTGCGACAGGTGGTCGCTGGCGGTACTGTTCGAGTTCTGTTGCAGTCTGCTCCAGGGCACCATACATGGCGTCAAAGAGTTCTCGCTCTGACTTGAACTGGCCGACTGGGATTCGTCCCATCCGTTCAAGCTCGGCGATGCTGAACTGCTGTTGTGTTGGTTGAGCCGGAGGTTGTACGGTTGGTACAGGTGTCGCGGGAGGAGTATTAAAACCCAACCCACCCGGTTGTGACACCGGGGTGGGTGGGCTATTGGCTCCCCCAGAACGGAGCGTCAAATTTGGATCAGGGGTTACCGGGGGTGCCTGTGCCGCTTGCAAATCCGCAAACGACGGTAGTACTGGGATCGACATGTATCACTCCTGTCAAATACTGGGGGAACACTTCTCACAAATGAGAACACACCAGCGACAGGACTGCAACACTAAGTTACAGATTTTCTTCTCAGTTTCGGTTTCTTCGGTTTCACAGGCTTCGATTGGTGCCGTGGTTAGGATGGTACCCGTACTCAATCTCAGCTTCTCGGCGAACGCGGGTTGCTTCTTCCAAACTGTCGAACCTTCCGAGGAAAGTGGGGCCTATCTTGGCTCTCCACTTGTTGTACCTCTTATCCCAGTGGACCCCGTTCACTCCGGACTTGTTGACCGATAGCATCTTGCAGTTGCGATGGTTCTCTGCGTTTGACACCACTCGGATGTTCGACCAAGCGTTGTTGAGGCCGTTGCCGTCTTCGTGGTCTATGTCGCCCTCGGGCCAAGCACCCGTCATGAAGAACACGGCTAGTCGGTGGACCCGGCAGATCTTCCCACCGAAGTATATCTTACGGTACGTCTTGCCAGCATGAGTCTTGTAGTCCCACCCTGCCTGTGTTCCGTTTGCCTTGGTGACGATACCGGTTTCGCTGTTGTACGTAACGCCCTGAATAGTGACGATCATTGTGTTCTCCTGATGTGTTGGGGGTTGAGCCGAAGGCGTTACAGCATTTGAAAGCTGGACTTGCAAGACCAATGAATGTACAAATACGCCAGTTTCGGATTCTTCGGTTTTAGGAGGCAGTCATGGATTCAGAAGAGAACCCACTGGAGTTCATCACAACCGCCCAGATGATTGACGAGTTGGAGCGGCGTACGACAGGACTACTCATCGCTTCGATGGGTGACCACGTTGAAGGAACAAACATCTACAACGTGGAGTACCGCGGGTCTATCGGGACCTGCATCGGACTGGCTCGCATCGCTTCGCTGAGGCTTGAAGCGAAGTTCATGGACTGCGAGATCGAGGGTGACGAAGACGATGAGTGAGAAGCCTTACATGACGCCGAAGGAGGTCGTCGCGGCTTTACTCAGGCAGGGCATCGAAGTGACGGATGACACTGTGCGTAACTGGACGACGCTGGGGCTGCAAAACAAGAAAAGCCCTGGGCTTCGTTATCGGCTCAGGGCTATCCGTATTGGCGGGCGTATCCATGTCGAACGGGCGGACCTTGTCAGGTGGGTTCCGCTTCTATCAGATCACTGACCCGGGTTCAGTTTGGCACGTACAGCCGCGTCTTTTGCTTCAAGCAGTTTCCGCAGAGCCACCGTCCGCTCTGGGCCTGACTCTATGCTTTCGACGATGTCCAACGCGAGAGCGTGGAACATTCTTGACGTGTCTTTCAACGGCATCGGCAGGTGCTCAAAAGCAAACCATTTCAACATTCTCTCTTCGTTCACGTACTTACCCTCCTCACAAGATCTGTCATGCCCTGTGGCACCGCACACTGCGATGCAATCGTTGTCAGGGTTGACTTGTCACGCAGCCTGCCGGGCAGTGTCTTAGCCACGGCAAGGAATGCTTCCATACGACGCATCGTACGCACGATGGTCAGAATGTTCATCGGGTAGATCACGTCATGCTTAAAGGTCTTCAGCATGGTAATCAACCTGAATCGTCGTTCGCTGAACTCGTCTTCCTGCATCTTCTTCAGCTTGGCCGCGTACATTTTCGCTGGCATGCCGAACTCGCCTGTCACAGGTGGCAGACCCTTCAGCTTGAGCCACTTGTTCGAGATGACCCGCACAGCCGTTCGCTGGTCGCGGTAGTTCTTGCCAGTCATGTACAACTCAAGGTACATGTGCATCCGCTCCTCCGCGTTGAAGATCGCGTGGAAAGCATAATGTTTGAGCCCGTTGCTTCCCGGTGGACGCAGGAACTTCGGCATGAACTCAGCCCTGGCCTTCTCGCTGACAGCACACGCTTGCATCTTCCCATGCTTAGTTGACCGGCCGATCTCGGCCGACTCAAGCTCGGCAAACATAGTCATCATCTGGACTAAGGTCTTGCCGAACGGGGTGTCCGTTCTGAACCCACCTTCGATAGCCATGATCGCAGCACCGACATCGTCGATCTGTCGTACGACCCGAGCAGAGTCATGCAACGATCGGAACATACGGTCTGGACGCAGTGTGACGATCAGGTCGCCCGGCTGCAGGTCTGCCATCAGCTTTGACCCGGCTTTGCGTTTGGCCAGTGGTGTGGTAAAGGCCGATGCCCCTTCGTCACGATACCACACCACTGGCTTGCCGGAAAACTCTGGCGGCATCATACGCTCGATCGCGGCAACTTGGTTCTCGACAGTCTGGTCGTTCGTACTGACTCGCACGTACGCCCGGATTGTCTTGATTGCGTCAAGCTGTTTCTGCTCTCGACCAGCAGCGATCTGGCGGATGATCTCTGCCATGTCTTTCGTGCTGCACTCCATGACCGGTCGTGGAATCACAGGCCGTGGCTTCTCGTTCGAGGCCTTCGACTTGCTGATCGTCTTGGCCTCTTTGATACGGGCCCCCATCAGTTCGCTCTTTAGCTGGGCCATAATGCCCAACATATAGAGCATAGCTTTACCGTTGGCCGTGTTGGTGTTCAGAGCCGGGTAGTCCGTGAAGACTACAGAGATGCCGTGCTCGACCCACGTCTCAAGCGTTGTGACGATGTCCTTCATGCGACGGAACAGTCGGTGCGTGGCTGTGGCTACGACAGTGTCTCCGGGCTTGAGAGCCCCGAGCATAGCCGCTCCACCCGGTCTGTTGCTCAGCGTCTTTTTATACGCTGACTTACCACCGTCGATGAACACGCCCGGCAGGTCGCAGTTCGTCTCACGGCCAAGCGGTAGCTGGTACCGCTGGCAGTACTCAAGACAGGCTTTGACCTGAGCGTCGACGGAGTAACCTGTGACGTACTGGTCGAGCGTGGATACACGGGCATAGACGAAGGTGCTCATTCTTCTCTCGCTTTCAACATCGCGTCGGCCATCTTGTAGCACATCCTGGCGTCATCTTCGAAGTCTGAATCCCGGGCAACCCAGTTCAGGCTGGATAACGCCTTCGCGGCGAAGTAGTCCCGAAGGGTCATGCCTCGTTGGCCGTTTACGTCTGCACCGTTAGGAACCGGAAACGCTCGTTCTTCGTTCATCGTACCAAACTTTCACAAAGGGTTTGAAACATCCCACGTACTTTCAGGCCAGAGTCGTCACGCACGACAAAGTCGATCAGGCTGCTGTCCTCGCACCACGTTACGTGCAGGCCGGGGCCAACATCATCCCATACGAACCTGACGTTCGCTGGCTTATTGTAGACGAAGCAGAAGGTGATCATGTTTTTGATCTTCTGTCTGGAAAGATCGTGTTGTTGATCATTCTACATCTCCCAAAAATTTGTACCGCTCGACTTTCTGCGTCTCGCTCGGTGGTAATTGTACGATATGTCCTTCCCGGAGGAACAGGTCGACCTCCTGCCGGGCCTCGACTTTCTTCAGCCTGAGAATAGTGTAGTAGTCACGCAACGTCCATTCGTCAGTCACACGCTCGACGCGACGGCGACGTTCCTTCAAGTAATCGTCCATCTTCTTCGTGACAGACTCTTCACGCTTCAACATGTCTCCGCTGACCGACGCAAACGCTGCCTCGACGATGTGGTCAACGTACTTCTGCTTCTTCAGCCAGCCCCACTCCATCAGGTCGATCGAGCCCTGCGTGATGTGCGGCGGTATCCAGCCGTGCTGCTGAGTCGGTATGCTATTGGCCATCCAGAACGCCGGGTCGCAGGCACACCACAGCATGTTCAAGCCCTGGGCGAACTTCAAAGCGATCTCAGCGTGACGCACGACATCCGCCCGGTGTGGGTGGTCCTCCGGCCATTGAGCCATGACGATCGGTGACTTCTTCGTCTCGGCGTATCCTTTCCACAGGTGTCTTGCCTGGTCGTCCAGCGTGAGCGTCAAAGGTAGCTCGACCTGACCAGTGGCACTAATCAATTGAGACAGACTCGGTGACCCGATCGTAGGCTTTATCTCACCGAGTCTTTGGCAGATCTCGTACCACGTCTTCAGGAACTCGTTGTGAGCGGCGAGGGCCTCCTCGCTCTCGCGTCTGGGTACTTCACCGATAGGGTAAATGAACATTCGCTGGAGCAGTCCGTCCAGACAGTCGTTCATCGGCATCTGATTCAGGTTGACCTGCTGGATCGCTGCACTGACCACAAGGTGTGGATTCCGTACAACGGTTCTGCCTTTTTGCAGGACTCGCACGACAGTGTCCCCTGAGAAGCACTTGTGGTAGAGACTGTTGTCGCTCTGCCCTGTCGTGTTGTACTTGTTGAACATCTTAAAGAAGTCTTTGCCCTCTGTGAACTGCAGCAGGACTCCTCGTGGGTATTTGGCCAGCAGCGACACCAACGCCTCGGGGCTGCTGTCCGTGGCCATAGCGTCGGAGTGGGAGGTCGGACCAAGCAAGACCTTCATGGTCTTACTCTTCCCCGATCCAGAACCTCCCACTCCAAACGTGTATAGCTGCCCGCCGAGCGTATCGTGATTCACGCTGGCTCGTACTCGCACCGCTTGTCCCATCTGGAACATCGCTGTTGTCAGGATCGTCATCAGCCAAAGGTTGCGTGGGTACCCGGCCAGCTTTGCCTGTTGACTCGCTTCTTCGATCAGCGGTGGGAAGATGTGGCTCGGTATCTCCGGGCAGTCGCCTGTGGCGGCCACGTACTGGAGTTTGCCGACGGCCTCGTGGGCTGCCTCAGCCACGACCTGCATATCAACAGCGGCGATGAGTTCTCGCCCGTGGTTGACAGGCCGACGGAGATTGTTGAACAGGTTCTTGACTTCAGTCTCGCCGCGATCGTGGTCGGCGTACGTGCCGATCCGCTGGGCCATGTACCGACTAAGCTCAACGCAGTCTTCTGTCGGCAACTGCCAGTCGCAGTAGAGACTCTTGCTCCACGCCAGCAGGAACTCATGGCGGTTACCAACCTGTGGCAGGTACCCGTCTTCTTCGAGCCCTACCTCAACCTCTTTGGCGTCTTGTCCTTTGGGCCTGACGTTTGCCAGGAACCACTGGATGATAACTTCTGGCATCGGCGCCGGGCCGACTTCCCACGGAGCACAGCCGGGCAACCATTCGTAATGCTCACCTGTGTCCGGATGAAGCGACGGTGGGCATATCGAGTAGAAGTCTTTGTCCGATGAAGCGAGACGGCATTCAAGACCCTTGGCTTTCGGATTGTTCTTGTTGAGCGGGGCAAGGCGGTCTGTCCACTGGAAGATGCGGTGGACACCGCGGCGGGATTTGTACGCGAGGGTTCGGCAGTTGGCCTCGGCCATGAGCCCTTCGATAATGGCTGTGCCCTCGTCGGTGTCTGGCTCTACGTCGCAGATGCCCGATGTGGGGCCGAAGGTCATGGCTACGTTGAACGGGCCTGCAGGGACTTTCTTCACGAACTCGTTGATGTCGTTCGTGGCGTTCTCTGTCCAGTAGCCCACTGGCTTCTTCGAGCCGTATTCGGCTACGAAGATCTTAATTCCGTGGCGGCACAGATACGCCGCCGTCAGTACCGCGGCTTTGCGGTACTGCTGCTCATCAAAGGACATGTTTGAGTCTCCGGGGGAAGTCGGACTCCCGAAGTCTCGCGTCGATGGGTGAGCGTGTCAATGGTTGGTTAGGCGATTCTCACTTCGTGTCCACCCCGGCAATCACACAAGCCTCTTCGAAACCCCAGTCCTTCATCGTACGATTCCACATGGTTATGTTGGTGTCGTGCAAAAGCTGGAGGCTGTTCCGACTACCCTCTCGCTGAGCAATATGGCAACCGAACCCGCAGTTGACACACCCCGACCGGCCGGTACCGTTCCCCGGCTTCTCCTGGACGATCCCATACCTCGCCAGTGTAGCCTTAACGTCATCCTCCGACCAGTGGACGATAGGGTTGCATATCCACTGCCGGTTGCGAACGCTGTTGTACAAAGCTCCTCTCTGGAGGTAAGCCAGTTTACGGGCTCGGGATTCGGAGGCCCGAACTCCCGTGAAGCTGCCATCGAATCCAAACTGCTTGTGGACTTTCCGCATTGGCTTCTTCTTCAGTTCGTCGCAACACTTGTCGGTGAGCATGATGCCTGCTGCTTTGAGCCTCCGAAAAGGTTCGTGCAGATAGTCCGGCACCCGCTTCAGATGATTGTCGTTCCCTGTGGCGACCCACTGCCTGAACTTGCTGGCAATCTCTTTCGAGTATAGTGGAATGCCGTCCTCTCTCCAAACCTCCATCGGCCGCTTGTCCGGGTAGGCGATCGTAACTGGGACGCCCTCGGCTTCGAGTACCGCTTTATACCGGTGCATGTTACGAATGGTCTCGGGGTACTCCAGTCGTGTGTTCGACATGACGTGGTGGATCTTGATACCCATGAACTTTCGCATCAGAGCCGATAGGGCGGTGCTGTCGTCACCCGCCGACCACGACAGGCACCACTTCTCCACGGGTAGCCTCTTCAAAGCCCTCTCTATGCACCGAATCGTAAAGTCCATCTTCTGGTGGAGCGGGCATCGCATTCCGGCCTCTCTCGCCTTTGCCCTCCTGACGAGTTCCTCCTTCTGTTTGTCGGTCTTGTCTTTGCCCTGCCAACCTTCAGGGTTGCCAAGCTCTATGAACTCGCATGCTAGCCCCCAGCTATCGTTTGACGGGTTCTTCCAGTCAAAGTCTGGTTCGTTCCAAAAATCAGCTTGCTCGCTCATAGACAATAACCCTCACTTCGCATGCGGCCGTGTTGGCCTTCAGATAGATCGTGGCCCCGGGCTCCAGGTACCCAACGTCTGGAATGCCTGTGTCTGTCGGGTACAGCCGCTTGCCGTACACGCCGGTTGAGTAGCCCATCTGAACATAGTTGGTTGCGTCCAGATTCTCAACCACGCAGATGCCCTCGGTGTTGATATCCCCGAAGTTGGGGCCGATGGATTCTTCCGTCGTGCCAACCGAGATCGTGTTGTCGTACACACGCTTACCAAGGGTGGTGATGTTCTTGATTGGTTTGTCGTATGGATGCACCAATTGACCCTTGGTGAATTTCAACGACATGCGGAAATCGATTTGGTCTGCCATAGTGTACACCCGTCCTGTTTGCGTACATGTATTACTGGTCTTGCTGGTATGGCCTGCTAGGCTTTACTTCCTGTCAGGCCCTTCTCTATCCGGGCCGGTCTCGTCGGCCCGAAGGTTTATTTTATTGGTTGAGTTCCCGACATGAATCCGGCCATTGACCTATCCTATGTCTAACTCTGCATCGCAGAGTAAGACTAGGATAGGGGCACTGTCAAGAGTCAGGCAGGGTATCAATCCAGATAAATTAAAAATATCGGCCAGGCGATACACGCCTGGCTGGCGAAGAGATAGACGTGAAGCCAAGGTCTAACATGTCATTCGTGTAAGGCATGCTATACATGTAGTATTTGCCGCATGGACATTCGTTCAGTGCTGAAAACAGGTGGTGCTGACAGCCATTCAGCACTTCAGCACTGTACCGGTGTCAACTGCTGAAAATCCTTCAGCGGTATGTAAGGAAATTTACATCCCAGCGGTGAGAATGTTTTTCGGCAGGGATTGACGAGGTAGTCCACGGGTGAGATCATCGGGGCAGGAGGTGACTTATGATCGAACCGCTTTTGTGGATCTACTTCGGTGGGACGATGGTTACAGGAGTAGCCATCGCTGCAGTGCTCAAGGACAGCCGGGCTCTCGCAAAAGACTGGCCTGTGCTCATGCTGGCTCTGGCGTGGCCTGTTGGGACTCTGTTTTTGTTAATGACGATGTTTACAAGGAGACGTTAAGTGGAAGACCTAATCGAGAAGATTAAACAGTGGGGCCATGATCGTGGCATTATCAAGAACAGCACCCCGCTGGCCCAGAGCCGGAAGACGATCGAGGAGGTACATGAGTTGATCACGGCTTGTGCTGAAATCAGAGTACATCAATATGTGAACTACACGTACCAAGCCCACGCGGAAGGCGAACTCGCTGATGCCATCGGTGATGTCTTTGTCACGCTGGTCATGGTCGCTGGTTGTGCCGGGCTGGACATCCATGCGTGTATCGCCCAGGCGTATTTGGAAATCAAAGACCGTAAAGGCTATCTGCGGCCTGACGGTGTGTTTGTGAAGGAGAGCACATGAGACTTGACCAGATCGATGTACTGCCAGACGGGCGTATTGTGCTCGTCCTGCACGAGGGGGCTTTGCCCCGAGGCATGTCGACCCACGAGGCCAAACAGTTTGGACATGATTGGGCGTTCGGGGCTCTGCTTGACGAACTGAAGCAGATCCAGAAAGACGACTGTCCGGACAAGGCGTATCTTCTTAATCTTGCCGTACGATCAGTACGAGCTTCGCTGGAGGTGTTGGGATGAGTAACCCGTTTAAGGTTGGTGACGACTTCGTGTTCAATGACAAAGCTGCGAACTATCTCAAGTCGTGGAACGCGACCGCAGGTAAGATGTACAGAGTCCTTGGAGTCGAGTTTAACGGTCTCAACTACACCGTCGACATCCGTACTGACGTGGGGTCAATCCGTACGTATGACGTAGCCTGGGGCGTACCGCCTCAAGGCCCCCCGGCAGTCAAACCCTCAAACCCCAAGGACGTGATCGGCTCAACCAAACCAACGCTTCACAACGTCCCGTGCGGCCCTCTCTACCAGATCGGTGCTGCGATGCTCAGTGGTGCTTGCAAGTACGGCAGTCACAACTGGCGATCCATCGGCGTACGCTCTGACGTGTACTACGACGCGATGCAGAGGCACATCATGTCCTGGTGGGAAGGTGAGACTCTCGATCCTGAGAGTGGGGCACCACATCTGGCCCACGTCGCTGCATGCTGTATCATACTGCTTGACGCAGAGGCTGCAGGTAAGCTGACAGACAACCGCCCACCTGTCGTGGGTAACCCTTCACAAGCTGTGCAGGAGCTTGTCACGTCGATCCTGCAGAAGTACCCAAACCCGGTTGAACCTTTTACGGAGAAGAAACTGTGAAAAGCCCTATGCCGTACATCAAAAACTCGATGTGGTTCATGCTCGGGGTCAACACAGTTTTGCTGCTGGTAGACCTTCGGGAAGGCAATTTCGGCTTGTGTTTCATCAACGCCTCAGCTATGGTTTTGGCGGTTTATGCTTTATCACAAGCCGGAGAAGACCATGTTCAAGTTCCAGGAGACAGTCAGCCCCAACGTCGTCCAGGTGAAGATTGACTTCGATAGCATCAACGACGAGCAGTGGCTTCTGCTCAGGGGGGACTGTCACCACGACCATCCGAAATCGGACAGAGACCTTGAGAAAAAGCACCTTGACGAGGCCAAGGCATGTGGGGCTGGAATTATAGACGTGGGTGACCTGTTTTGTGCAATGCAAGGAAAATTTGACCATCGGTCAAGCAAGAGTGATATCCGACCTGAGCACCAGTCCGGAGACTACCTTGACGCCCTTGTTCGCACAGCGGCAGACTTCTACGAACCGTACGCTGGTAACATTCTTGCCTTGGGTATCGGCAATCATGAGGTCTCAATTAAAGACAGGCATGAAAGTTGTCTAACTACAAGGCTCGCTCAGACGCTCCGGGACCGTACCGGGGCGGCTGTTCCTGTGACCGGGTACACCGGGTGGATACGGATCGTTATCGACTACAAAGGTAACCGTACCTCTGTCGTTCTCTGGCACCACCACGGATACGGTGGTGGTGGTCCCGTGACGAAAGATACGATTCAGTCCCAGCGTCAGCAGGCGTATGTCGACGGGGCTGATATCATGGTCTCAGGGCACGTCCATGAGCGATGGGTGCAGGAACACACAAAGACAGGACTGACGGACCTTGGCGAGGTCAAGAACCGTCAGGTCTGGTATGTGAAGACCGGATCATACAAAGACGATTTCGGTACAGGCAAAGGTGGGTGGCACGTTGGTACTGGTAAACCACCTAAACCGCTCGGTGGGTGGTGGGCCAGGCTGACGGTCTCTCGGACAACAAAGAACGGTAAGACCACGTTCAAGCCGATTATTGAGATTACCCCAACAACGTGAGGCAAGCACAGGCGGCGCGAAAAAGATTGATTTTGAAGGGCGGTTGATACCCTTTTCCTCAGAAACGATCCCATGCCAACTAAAGCTGAGTTGGGTTGACTCATGGTGGAACTGGCAGACACGCTGGCCTAAAGGCGATGGCCCTAAACCGGTGCAGACATGCGTGAGGGTTCGAGTCCCTCTGAGTCAAAGTAACGCTCAAAATCACCGGGTTGCCGCTGGTGACGTGGATTTCAGAAACAGGCCGGACGGCAACTCCGGTGGATTTTGTTGTTAGGTGGCTTTATGAGCACAGCAGAGACCAACGAAGAGATTGAGCGCCAAAAGTTTGTGGAAGACTACATCAAGTCTCTGCAATGGTCCGAACCAGTGGATGACTACATGGTGACGATCGTTGCCGGCAACCTCCGTGCGTTTTGGAGCCGAGTGCAGGGCAGTAACAGCGAACTGCGGAAACGGTACAACGAAGCCAGAGCGTTGATGAAGCGAGCCACCGATGCGTGGTATCGCGACGAACTCGAGGAAGGCCCGACCGCAGAGGAAGCGATGGTCGAGGCGCTGCATTGGGTCAGCCAGGAAGAACTGGAAGATGAGATCATGTCCACCTAACGCTTGGCATAAGCCGGGCGACAAATCACCTTTACAAACGAAAGACTTTCACATGAACCAACAGACTTCCGAGCCTCGGCTTGATGCCATTGTTACTTTGCGTTTGGACGAGGCATGGCTGAAGCGATATCGCACTGCGGCGGAAATCATGTGGTGGTTTTCCAATATGACTGACTGGAAAGTAAGCCTAGAGTATCTCCAGGAGGGGTTCACATTCAGGGCTTACACGAACGATCACGGGAAGCGAGTGTCGCTAGAATATTGCATCTCCGCGAAGGAAATGGATGACAGTTTTCTCACCAGCCAAGAATGGGCGATGGTGATTGCTCGAAAAGCCGCGTCAAAGTAACGCTCAAAATCACCCGTCTGCGGCGGATTGATTATGGATTCCAAATTCGCGTCCGAGCGCCGCAGTCGGGTGCATTTTGTTGTTACGCAGGAGATCACATGTCAACGGTTGAATCGGTATACATTACGCTCGAAGAAATCGGTAGAGAGTTGCGGCCATGCCCGTTCTGTGGATCGACAGAATTGGAGCTTGCAAACACATGGACGCCCTCTTATTGGGTGGAGTGCAATTGCTGCGGAGCAACGAAGCCGGGGCAGGCGGCAAACTGGAAAACGAACGACCAAGCGTATGATCGTTCGCGGCACGTCAAGGCGGCAATCAGTGCGGTGGATGCGTGGAACTCACGGTTCTCTGCGTAACGACCGCGTTAACCGGGTTGGCGAATGCCCGGCTTCTAATTTCAAAACCGGAGGACGCCAACTCCGGTTCAACGCTTGGTTCGCTTTTGCGATTCGACTTTCAGGGGGTGGCGATGTTTGACGAGCTGAAACTGACAGACACTCGCGGGGCTGTTGTGTTCTTATTTTGGGACAGAGTGAGTACAGAAACTGACACCAGAATCACCGACGATAGCGACGACGAAGGTGCCCTCTGGATTGACGAGCCCACGCATTTTGGGCCATGACGATGTGTTTTCAAAGAACACACCAGCATCGTGGTAAGTGGTATCAAGTAAGACACATGGATCGACACCTTTTGAATTGCTTAGGGCAATCTGGCTGTCAACTTGTGTCATGCTGGATTTTGCAGCAGCAATTTGTTTTGCAAATGGATCGGTAAGGTCAAGTACAAGGATGCGGAGTTGACGGCCTCCACTGCGATTGATGTCGACCGCCGTCGTTTTCAATTCTTTGTTCGTCGTCCTTTGGAGTTAATTATGAGTCAGGCAGAAACAGACGCAGAGATTGCAAGAAACGAGTTCATCGAGAAGTACATCGCCGAAATGCAGTGGGACGAATCAACGCCAGATGAAATCCGAGGATACGTGATCGGCAATCTTCGCGGGTTCTGGTCGCGAGTCGCGGCAAGCAATGCGGAACGGCGAAAACGGTACGACGAATCTCGGGCATTGGTCAAGCGTTGCACGGACGCATTCTACCGCGATGGGCACGAGGACGGCGAAACGATCGACGATGCCATGTCAGAGGCGTTGGATTGGGTCAGCCATGAAGAGTTGGAAGAGGAAATTCTTGGCGACTAGGTACGACGAACAAGGTTTATTCTGCGCGCGGGTTTACAAACAACGTAGGAGGTAGTCATGGACAGTGATGTTTGGGCATTGGTCGTACGTATCGCCAAAGTCATACTGATCGCTCTGGCAACAGCATTGGTCCTTGGTATTGGGGTAGGCTCATGCTTCGGCTAGGAAGTCAACCTCGATGGTGTGGCCAGACTCACCTGGACCGACGGGAAAGAGTCTGTCGAGTGGTCCGGCGTGGCCATCTCGGAAGACCGGGTACTGACCTGTGAGCACCACGACAAGACTGGCGACGTACGGATCGAGTTCGCTGCCGATGGTAAAGCCCGGGTCAGCGTGCCCGGCCGGATCATCAAGGTCAACGACTCGATGGACCTGTCTCTAATATCGTACGAGGCCCCTGGCTGGGCCTCAGTGCGTTTCTATGGGATAGACGACATCAAAGCCAACGGAGAGATCCGAGGCTATCTACGGGGCTCTGCGGTGGTCAGCCGGGCCGTCCGCGGCCGGGAAGGGATTACCTTCGGCGGCAGGCCGATGGTGGAGGTACTGGCGGTGACTGAGTCCGGCATGTCCGGCTCACCGCTGCTGATTGAGGGAAGCGTTTGCGGGATTCTGCTGGGCGGTGCGGATGACGGGGTGAGTCATTGCGTTAGCCCGGTGACGATCAGGGAATTTTTAAAGGGAGAGTGACGATCTGCCGCAGGTATTCTTTCGCGTGGTCGGACTGGGTCTTGTCCCCGTTTTACACTCTACCTCAAGTAGTGTTTGACCCATCGCCGCTGGTGTTCCAGTCCTGAGAATCAATTCAGCCGGGCTTGCCACCCGGCTGATTCTGCGAGATGATCGTGGCAGGAGGTGATTCTGTGACCAAACCAACATTCTATCTGGACCTCGACGGGGTCCTGTTCGACTTCGTGTCAGCGTCGATCGAGACGTGCGATCTGCCGATCACGCACGATGATGTCAAGACGTGGAACTACTTCGAGCCGTATATGTCTGCCCAGGAGTTCTGGAAACGCATTCATGAGCAGCAGTACTTCTGGGAAGACCTGCCGGTCTATCCTTGGGCTGGTGACTTGATTGACATGCTTGAGAAGTACGGCGACGTGGTGTTCTGCACTGACCCATCGCACGATGATGAGTCTGCCACGGGTAAGCTCAAGGCTTTGAAACGGCACGGGTTCCTCGCCCCGGGCGGTACGAACTACGTGCTGTGTAAAGACAAGTGGCGGCTGGCGAAGGGGGATACTTGGCTGATCGATGATAGCCCTGACAACTGCCGGAAGTTCGATGACCACTTCTGCAGTATGGTTGTGTTTCCCCAGCCGTGGAACAGCGTGTATGTCGGGGACAAGGTCAGGTATGTAGAGGAGATTGTGAGAGGGCAGGGCGTATGACCAGTTCAGTACGGCAGAACATACAGTTCAGAGAAGCCTTCGACGAGGACACCCAGTCGTTGGTTGTCGAGGCCGACCTCTCGTTTCGGGCCAGGGCGTCCATCAGTCAGATGGCGATGGTATACGCCGGTGATAGAGACATCGTCGTAAACCGAGCCAAAGACGAGATGGTCAACAACATCATGGCCAAACTGTACGGCCCGGTCGTGGAGATCCTGGGCGAGGCACTCGACGAGGTGAATACGGCTGACGTGTGGAAGCGTAACGATCCGTACTTCAACGCTCGTCTGGCCGTGGAAGACCTGCTACTGAGAATTCTTAGTAAAGTGAGGTACCTATGACCCCACGTTCAATCAATATCCTCGGACGGGAGTACCTCGTCCGACGCAAGCGAATGAAGGACTTCATATGCAACGGGGGTAGTTCAGTCCTACTCTCTGCATGAGGGCTCGATGAGGCTAGCGTTGGCTTCATCGAGCCTTTTTCGTTTCAGCCGACGAAACAGCTTGTCGACGAGACGGAACGGCCTCTTACGGCCGTCCGGATAGAACTCGATGGTTTGATGACAGCCTTTGCAGACAGGCTCCAGCCATTCGAGAGTGATGCTCAGCAGCGTGTCCTTGGTGTACTTGCGGTGGTGCATCTCTTCAGCCCTGCAAGGGCACAGGACGCAGCCAGAGCCCTTTAGACGAAAAGCCCGGGTTCTGATGGCCTTCCACAGCGAAGAGGCCAGATAGTCCCAGTACGAAGCGTAGCCGAGGCTTGTCAGCAGCCCATCCCTCGGATTGGACGGCGGTTTGCTGTGCTTGGCCTTGGGCTTGACTTTCTTCTTAGCTGGCTTCTGCTTGCGAGGCCGGGCATCGTAGTCTCTGCGAAGTTCAGCCATCTCTTCTGCCACACTGGGTTTCACGGGTAGTACCTCCTGAGACCAGCTTAGCTGGTGGAGCAAGGTTTGACCAGCCAGACCTGCAATACCTGTATGCGGGAAAAGTCTTACAAGGTTTGACAGGGCAAAACCTTACAGAATGGCAAATATCTGGAATTGGAAAAACGTGGAAATTCCGGCTGGGCATGCAAAGACCATATAGACACTTTCGTGGTCCAGCCACTCCCCCTCCCAATTCCGGCATAACTTCCCTACCTTGCCGTTCGATCGGGCCGGGATGGCAGGAAATTTACCGTCGTGTAAGAATGTCGGGATTGGCCTGGCGATGCCGCCTGAAAAATTCCAATATAGTGGAAATTCCGTGCAATATATTGGAGAACGGCGATACCCGTCACGCTCTATTTTGCCGTGTTTAACCTGCTTTTTGTCGCTTGCGTACCGGCTATGCCTGTGAAGCTCGCAACGCCCTGACTCGCAAGGCTGCACGGGGTGTGACCAATGGCCAAACGCGGTCCATCTGGCCAGTCACGTATACCAATGAAAAGAGCCTCGCAAGTATTACCTTGCGAGGCTCCAAGCTGAAGTCTATCGTCTGTCAGTCTCAGACCTTAACTGATTGGCGAGTGGTGATCTTGCCATCCTTCGCGGCCTGCTCTTTCTCGGCAGCGTAGGATTTCAGCGCGTCGTCTGACCCAATCGATTCGAGGATCTGCATTGCCTGATCTGCTCCAAGAGCCTTGAACGCCTTCAAAAGCCCTGCACAGTCCAATTGGCCGACATAGGACGGTTTATGGTCCTTCACGAAAACCCATAGTTTCGGGGGGTACAACACGTCTGCCCCGGTCTTCGAGTCTTTCCCCAGGCTTGCGGGTTGAACCGCCACACCGTTTTCCAGTGCTTTACAGCCTTTGCGGTATGGCATCGTATCGCCGGGTTTCATCCCCGCGACTTTGTAACCTAGAAAATCCATCACTCCAGCCGACGCCAGTGCTTTGGCTCGTTCCTCGTTCTGAATCTCGTTCACTTTCTGTTGGAATGCGAGCATGTCGTTCGCTGCGATGCGTGCCGCAAGATCGGCAGGAACGCCCATTGTCGAGAGTTCTGTGATGCGTGCTTGAATGTCGAATGTCATCTGTGTAACCCTTTCAAAACTCGTGTTGAAACAAAACACCAAAAGTCTAACGGTCGTTCCCTGCTATCCTATTACCACCTGACTGAAAGAGCCGGAACAGGTTTGACTCGTTCAGCCTGTTTTACTGCCTCCGCTCGCATATGCTGGAGGTACGCTGCTTCACGTTCTGCCGCCCTGGCTTCGTCCCTGAGAGCCTTTGCCGCCTTTGCGGCATCATCGGAAGCGTAGGCGATCGTCTGCATTCCTGATCGGCGTGAGATGATTCTGCGAAGTTCTTTGAGTAGCCATCGTTCCGGGTTCGGCAGACGTTTGCCCTGTTGCTCGCGAGATACGGCGTACTGCCAGTTTCTCAAGGTGAGTTCCTGCCTGATATCCTCACGATCATGGGTAGGAATGTCTGCCATGAGTTCTCGGGCTTCATCCTGCCATAGTAACCATAGACACAATTCCGCATACCCTTCACAACGGACAGGCAGGGTTGACCGTTGAGGCATCGGCACCGCTTCGCAGCTTGGCGGGTCGTCGTCGGTGTCCGGCTGGATCGTCCGACGGTCCTGGAGTTCTTGCCAATACCGGCAGAACTCTAGCGATGCAGTATCAGCAGTGTAATGGCCAGCAGAATAATCTTCCCAATACGTGCTGTATGTTGCTGGGTACGCTTGGCGATTCCGATACGCCAGGTCCGACACTGCGGACAATCCGGTGAGACTGCCGTACTGATCAGTCTCTCCAAACCCGATCATCATGCAATCATGCTGGCAGACGTGGCCTTCGTTGTAATCGTCTAGCATCGTTCGTTCCTTTCAAAGAGTGTTTTGCGGCTTGCGACGTTGCAAGCCCGCTACGATCATATACGGGAAAACTCAGGCGATGTTACAATCTTTCTGGGCGCTCCCTGCTATCTTCTATAGCATTTTGGACCTATTTCGGGCCACGGCTTTCCTGTATGGCCTAATAGATAAGAAGGCGGATGATAGCAGGGCAGGACCGTTTGGTTTTGCAAGCCGGTCGTGGTGATCGGTGGAAGGAGAAAGCGGGATGGTCACATGCCCTAAATGTGGTAAGTGCGACTGGAAAGGCTCGCTCAGAACAAACTCGTGGACGAGATTATATCCGAACTGAAAGCGGAGGGACGCTGGTAATGCTTGAACTCGACATGACATTCCTGAATGACGTTGATTGTGGGCTCCTCTCGGCCTCTCAGGCTGAGTTGGGGCCGATGGCTGGACAAATCACTTGGTCTAACTGTTTGGACCTCGCCGGGAGCCTCCCAGCGATCTCTGATGAGGTAGCAGGTGAACTCCGGGACTACTTCCGGGGCTACGGTGCCTGGACAAACGCAGAGATTGATGACTGGACTAAACTTGAGACGTACGCCCTGGCCATACAGGAAGCGGCTTCTCAATACCGGGAAGCTGAGAGTCTTTGCTGGTCAGACGACCTGATGGGTATTGACTGGGAAGCGTACATTGCTGAAGCTGAACGGGGCCAGATCTCTGGTAACCTGTTCGAGTCAGACGGTAAACTGTACTGCTCTTTCAGCAGGTAGAGCGTGTGACAGAGAGGCTCTGCGGAGCCTCTCGATCGTGTGCTTTACTACCTCCGCCTCGGCCGGAGAAGCTGGGGCGACCCACTAGCCATGCCTGCTCCGGAAAGCCACGCATCGAACACCAATCGATCCGGCTGAAGACAGGTTCCAGTGTAACGCCTGTGGTACTACCTGGAGACGGTACGGTGAGAAGTTGGATGAATGTGTCCGTAAACTTAATAACATCTGTCGTGCCTTGGAAGCACACATTGAGGAGCTTGAAGCATGCAAAGACAATGTTCAGAATGCCAAGCCCCGGCCATAGTGTTCATGGTCTGGGGTCAGCCTGTGTGTCTGTGCGGCGGGTGTAACGCCGCACGGACTGAGCGTGTCAAGGTACTTCTTTTGGAGTTGCTGAAATGAAGTACAGTGCTAAGCTGTGGGCCACGGCTCGCAGAAACCGGAACCCCGTAGATTTCCTCGGGGCGGTGGTGTTTTACATGTTTGGGAGGTGATACCAGTGTTTAGAATCACACAGGGTAAGGGCGTCAACATCAAGTTCGCCAATGGGTATGCAATCAGCATCCAGTGGGGGCCGGGCAATTACTGTGACAACTACCACAGTAGTGACTTCAAGGATATGCTAAAAGTTGGTACAGCAGGTTCGGCCGATGCCGAGATCGCTGTCTTCTGCCCAGACAGCAGTTGGTACTGGGAGCATCAGGCAATTCCGCCAACAAGGAGAACGACAATGGTTGTTACTGATTACGAAGGCAAAGTTGTTGATTGGGTGGGTAGTAGAGCAGAAGCCCTGTCTCAAGGGTTGAACGTAGACTGCTCTGGCTGCTCTGGCTGCTCTGACTGCTCTGACTGCTCTGACTGCTCTGACTGCTCTGACTGCTCTGACTGCTCTGACTGCTCTGGCTGCTCTCGCTGCTCTGACTGCTCTGACTGCTCTCGCTGCTCTGACTGCTCTGACTGCTCTGACTGCTCTCGCTGCTCTGACTGCTCTGACTGCTCTGACTGCTCTCGCTGCTCTCGCTGCTCTGACTGCTCTCGCTGCTCTCGCTGCTCTGAGCAACCAACAGCCGTGATCCAAA